GTCGCCGCGGCCGCGGCGCACGGCAGCTGCGTCGGCGCTGTCGGTGCGAGCGCCCCGGTCGCAACGATTGCCGCTGCCGTCAGCGAGATCGCGGTCGACGCCGCCAGGGCGAGCGTGCCCGCACCGCTCGAGGTGGCCGCAGCGAGCGGGAGCTGCGTGGCGGCCGTGAGCGCGAGGGTCCCGCCGGCCACCGCGGCCGCTGGCGCGAGCGGAGGGCGCGTCGGTGCCGCGACGCTGAAGCTGCCGCTAGCAATCGCCGCAGCAGTCGCCAGGGGCAGGCTGGCCGGTGCGGTCAGCTGCAGCGTGGCGGCCGCCGAGGCGGCCGTGGCGCTGAGCGGCAAGACAGCGACGGTGATCGTCGGCCCGTACGTCTTCGTACGGCGCCGTGGTGCCAGCCACGCCGGCCCTCGGAGCGGGTAGCGGCCGCGCTCTCGCCCGATTACCGCCACCGCGGCCTACTTCACGGGTACTCGATGAACGTGGCGGTCCCGTTGAGCGACAGGTCGTCCGCGACAGCGGCCTGCAGCCGGATGTTGAGGTACGCGCTGCCGTTGACCCAGTACCCGGCGCCTTGCGGACGAGGGCCCCACGGGTAACCGGCGCGGACGTTCATGGTGTCATTGAGGAGGTCGATCGCTGTGCCCGCTGATGCGATCGTCGGGTCAACGGTGCGGACGGTGCCGCTGAACGCACTGTCCAACGGTGAGACCGGCCTCGCAGTCGCGGAGTTCCCACCCGACGGTGCCGTGGTGTGCCCGCGCACGACCCGCAGCCGCAGCTGCTCCTCGGCGGCGTCGCCGAGCTCGGTGTACTGGCCGAGGGTGAACTCGATCAGCTCGAGCGTGGTGTTCGCGGCGGCCAGAAATGAGAAAAGGTCGTAGTCGCCTGATGCCGCCGCGATCGCTGCGCCTTCGAACGCGAGTGTGTAGGTCCTGGGCATCGTGTTGTGATGATGCGCCGCGCGCCGCGCCGTCGTCTACTTCTCAGCGGATGTAGAAGCCGTCGAGGCGCTGTCGCCGGCGGCCACGTCGGGCCGCGGGAGCAGAGGCCGCAGGCGCGCCGCCGGCGGGATCGTCGGTGAAACTCCCTCCCGTGAACGACATCGTATTGCCGTTGACTCCGGCGCCGTCGGCCACGAGCGGCCAATAATCAAAGAGATCGGCAGTGCGGATGGAAGCCGGCGACACGCCCGCGAAGAAGTCCCCGCGTTCACCAGAGCTGAGGGGCGCGTCCCAGAGCGCGACCCGCGCAAGATCGACCTGCGCGAACCCGGTGCCGGTGGCACCGCGCGCGAGGACCAGCTCGGGGCTCGCATAGCCGGTGTAGGAACTCGCTGCAGCGACTGGCGTGCTGGCCGTTCCGTCGCGATAGTGCGTGAGGTTCGTGCCGTCCATGACGAGCAGCCATTGCTCGTAGGTGCCGACGGTGCTGACCAGCGAGCCGGTCTCGACCACGGATCCCGTGTAGACCGTGGCCGTCACCGTCCCCGTCGTGTAGAGGCGTGCCGACTTGTCCTGTGTGGTGTCCCCGGGCGCCTCGGCAAACGTGACCACTTCGCGGAACACGCCGCCGGACGGGAGGGCTACCACCCGCAACCAGAACCCGACCGCGAACAGCGACATGTTCGCGACCGGGACGGTGCTGAAGTCCGAAGTGCCGTTGTGCCGGCGCGCCAACTATATGCCCCGATCCTGTACGAGAGTGACCGTCTCGACGCCATAGGCGGGGTCACGTTCGGTATGCAGAACACGGAACCGGCCGCCGTTACGGACCAGGTCTGCGAGCAAGTTGACTGCGGCATAGGGAGCGTGGCATTCGACGCACAGGGCCTGTACCCGGCCGAGCCATCCGGCGCAGTCCTCGAGCAGCTCGGCCTCGCTGCCCTCAATGTCGCACTTCACGACGTCGAGCCGCCCGGTCATCCCGGCGCGCTCAAGGACCTGCGGCATCGTCAAGACAGGGATGTCGCCGTTGTCGCCTGCGATGCGGTAGCCGAACTCGCCCGTCGTGGTCGCGAGGCTCACGGTGCGCTCGCTACCGCCGACGCACGCCTCGATGACGGTGGCGCTGACGCTGCGGACGTTCTCGCGCAGGATCGCCGCGTTGCCGGGATCCGGCTCCACACAGACGAGGCGAGCATCGGGGTAGCGCTCGTGCAGCCATCGAGCCGCGATCCCGGTGTTCGCGCCGAGGTCGACGACCGTGAGCGCGTCCATGGCTGGAAGGTGCCGGTAGGCGCCGTTGGCCATCTCGCAGAGGACCGCGATGTCGCTCGTGTGGGAGCGAATCAGGACGTCGGCCCCGAGGCTTCGGGCGCTGATCTTCAGCGAGCGCGGCGACGGGCACGCAACTTTCCCCACTCGGCTCAGGCTCAGCCTGGCCTGCATGAGGTGCATGAAATCGCCCGGGCTGCAGCTCTCACGCAAGAGCCAGCCGGTCTCATCGGTCCATCCACGGAGTCTCATGCCCGCGACCGTACGACAATCGCTGCACGGTCGGTACCAGTCAATCGGTTAGGAAGCGCACGGATAGTCATGGCACGTACTCGTAGGCGCCCGGGTCAGGGAAGCCGTCTGCGCCGCGTATGTGCCCGTCGCGGTCGGGCGGGGCGATCCGTGACGGGTCGCCGGCGTTGATCGCGGCGCATCCCGACACGAGCCGGAAGTTGAAGTTGAACGCGTCGACGTAGCACGAGGCCATCGCGTTCGGGCTGGACGAGCTGTTCGCGAACGGCGACAACGGCACGCTGCTGGCGCCGCTGCATGTCTGGCCGACGTTGAACGAGTACGTCCAGAGCGTCGGGTTGCAGTCCGACGCGCCGAGGTTCGCGTACCAAAGGCCTTTCGTCGCGCCGGCGGTCAGCAGTTCGCTCGCGTCAGCATCAGGCCCGGTCTCGAACGTGTTGTAGCGGACGACGTCGGCGTCGATCGAGCACAGGCTTGAGCCGAGGAACAGGGACCTCCCGCCCCCGGATGGGTGCCAGTCGTTCCGATAGTCCGCGCCCGACCCCTCGTTGGTCCGCGCGAAGACGTTTCCCTCGATCGTGATGTCGCCGTACCCCGACCCGCAGTTGCCCAACAGGGCCAGCCCCTGGCCTGACGGGCAACCCGCAAGCAGGTTGTTCCTGAACACAAGATGTTTCATGTACGTGCTGTAGATGCACTCGTTGTGGACGTCCGGGTCGCAGTCGGTGAAGCGGCCGAAGTTGTAGAAGTCGACGCCCGAGATGACGACGTAGTCCCCGCCTCCGTTGATCCCCTTGGCGTTCACGATGCCGTGGATCGACCCGCCGATCATCTGGAACCCGGTGGTGCTCGTGATCGTCTCGTCCGTGAACCCGGCCTGGTCTGCTGAGACGTCCATGCCGTTCTTCGGGCACGTCCCGCTGACGCCGTGGTCGCGAAGGCCGTCGATCTCGTCGTTCAGCAGGACCGGGGTCGCGCAGACGCTGACGATGCCGCCGACGAAGAAGTCGCTCTTCCCCCGGCCCGCCGGGATTGGCCCCTGACAGACCCAGTCATCGTCGGCGGTAGAGCCCGGCGCGCGGGCCTCGAACTTGAACCCTTCGACGATGCAAGCTGAGCAGGCGATCACCGCGCGCGAGAACTCAACGGCGCCGGTCGTCTCGGCCTTGATCGTGACCGCCTTAGACGCCGGCCCCAGGATCATCTTGCCGTAGTCGTCACCGCCGGTCACGTCTTTGACCATGATCATGTCGCCGGGGCTCGCATTCGTGATCGCCGCCTGATCAGTGCTCGAGCGCGTGGTGAACGGCGGGCAAGCGGCGGCGTTTGAGTATGCGACCGGGGTGGCAGAGCGTGTGCAGGTGCCGCCGTCAGTGTCGACCCAAAGATTCGCGGTGCCAGCGGCGAATACCGAGACCGGCGAGGACTCCGCTGGCGTCGACGACCCAGACCCATTCGTGGCAGTCACCAGGCACGTGACCGCCGTTCCGACGTCAGTGCCCGTCAACGCCAACGACGACGCTGTCTGGCCACTGATCGTCGACCCGTCCCGCTCCCACGTGTACGCAAACGAGCCAGGTGAATTCGTCCACGACCCCGTCGAACAGGACACCGTCTGCCCACTCTGCGCCGTGCCCGAGATCGCCGGAAGCAGCGTATTCACGGGCACCCCGCCGCCTATGATGATCGGGATCCCGATCGCCACCGTCGTCAACGCAGCCGCAAGCGCCACCACCACACCATTCATCGGCCGGCGAAGCCAACCGCTCACTGATCCACCCGGCAATACTCCACGTTGATCACGACACTCGCGTCCGTCTCGATCAGGCGCACCTGCCCAAGATCAGCGAGCGCGAGCACAAACGCCGTGCCCACCGGCACAAACGGGCCGGCGTCCGAGTGCGCGCTCGGCGTCGCAGCGGGGTTAGACCCGTCCTGGCGGTACCTGACCCCGCCCGACGTCCCCTCCACCGACACGATCGCGTGCGTGCAATCCGCCGACACCGCCGTCGAAACGTTCGGCAACTGCTGCGCCGCCGACAGGTCGTTGTCCCACCCGTAGATGAACGCCGACCGCAGATGCTCCACGATCGACACCGCCGGCATGTCGACCGACGCTCCGCCGTTGTCACCGAAGTTGAAGCTCCGGTAGCTCTTGCTCCCGGCGCCCGGGTAGTTGTGGGCCATGGCAGAGCCCTCCCGGGGTGGGTCCTAGTCGAGGGTGACGGACAGCGCGCCGGCGTTGACCGTCGGAGGCGTCTGCGTGGTGCTGATGACCGTGCTCGTGCACGTGCCGAAGACGATGACGGTGCCGGCGCCGGAGGAGGTGGTGACGACGGCCCAGCCGATGATGGTGCTGGTGCCGGCGGTGCAGTTGGCGAAGGTGAGGGTGTTGCCGTTGGTCTTGGCGCCGGCGGAGGCGGCGCTCATGTCGGCGGCTGCGATGCTCTTGCGGGCGAAGCCGGTGTAGTTCGCTTCGGTGAGGGTGCCTGCGGTGTCGGTCTCGGCGACGGCGACCGTGGTGAGTGAGAGGTAGGTCGGCGCGGTGTAGAGCTGGATGGAGCCGTGGTCGCCGAAGACGGTGTCGAGGACGTCGAGCTCGGCGGCGTTGGAGAACCCCGCCATGTGCAGGATCGTGGCGTCGCGGGCGCGGTCGAGCTCGGGGGTGCCGCCGCGGCGGAGCTTGTCGAGGATGCGTCCGAAGATCTCGCCCGGGGTGGCGTGGCCGGGGATTTCGATGTTCGGGATGCCGTCTCGGCCGGGTGTCCAGAGGCCGGGTGTCGCGATGGCGGTCATCCGTCGGTCTCCTCGTCGTCGTCGGCCTCGAGCTGGTCGGCGCGGTCGCGCAGCTGTTTGATCTGAAGGGCTCGCGCTTGGGCGGTGATCTCGGCGTCGCGTTCGGCGAGGCGGGCGTCGTGCTCGAGCGCGGCGTCGAGGCGGGTGCCCTGCATCGGCGGCGGCTGGTTCGGGATCGGCGCCATGAGCTTCGCGCGGCCGATCTCGGTCCAGTACCAGAGCTCTTCGGTGCCTGCGCGGTCCGGGAACGGGTGGATGCCGGAGCGCTGGGCACGTTCGATGTAGTTGTCGGCCTTGTCGGCTGGGAGCGTGGGGACGTCGTCGCGATCGGCTGTCGCCGTGACTGCCGCGGTCGCTGCGGCGCCGGCGCGGTGCTTGGGGAGCTTGTGGTCGGTGTCGGCGGTGAATGCGCCGAGGCTCGTGACGAGGCCGTGCGCCTCGAGGTCTGTCAGGATCGACTCGGCGCCCTTGAGTGTCCGCGCGATGCTGGTGTGCGGCTCGTCGTGGCGTGCGAGGAATGCGACGAGGTCCTCCAGTGACCGGGGCTGGGAGAGGTTGCCCAGGACGCGGCGGTGCTCGTCGGTGAGGAAGTCGCCGGTTGGCGGGAAGTCGTTGAAGAGCTCGCCGGTCATTGAGCCTGACGGTAAGCGCGGCCGACCGTGCGTGTCTACTTCCCTATTGGCCCTACATGCCTACGGGCGCACGGGGTCGATCCCGGCATCCCGCAAGGCGCGTTCGAGCGTGAGCACCCGGTCGTGTAGCTCGTCGGCGCGGGTCTCGCAGTCGCGTTCAGCTTCCTCGAGCTCGTCGATCCGCTTGTGGCACGCCTGGAGCTGCCTGTCCTGCTCCTCGACGACCCGCTCGTAGCGCTCCATCAGCCGGTTCCAGCGCTGGGAATCGAGGTCCCCTGCTGCCGCGACGATTTGCTTCTGCCGAGGCCGGACGAGCCGGATGCTGACGTACGCCGCGACGATCGTCCCGATGAACGTGCCGATCGCGGCGATCGCCGGGTCGATCGCGCCGAGCAGCACCAAGCTAACGAGTATCTCGAGCACTGGCCCTCTCAAGCGAGTCCAGGCGAGTGGACGCGCGATCGGCGAGCCGGTCCGACGCGCGCCGGTCGAACCCGTGCGGCCGCGTGAGGAGGTCATAGATCCGGCCGCTGATCACGACGATGCACACGAGGTAACTGAACGCCGCCAACCCGGCGCCCACAGGCCCGCGGACGATAAGGACCGCGCCCAGGTTCACGACGAGAGCCCAGAGCGCGAGCCAGTCTCCAGCGAGCTCAACCGTCGGCTTCGGCCACAGCAGCCCCACGGTGAGGAGCACCGCCGCCAGCGCGTAGCTGCCCTGCCAAAGGACCTCCACCCAGCGGGCATCAAGGACCTCCGTGACCGTGTTCGAGCCCGCCTGCCGCGGGTCAAGAAGCGCGCCGATCCCAGCGACGAGCAAGAGCCACGTCGGCAGCAGGTACGGCAGGGCGCGGCGCCGGTAAGCCCAGCGGTTAGCCGGGTCGAGGCTGTTCGGGCTCATCGATGGCTCCTCACTGGATCACCAGCTCGAGCAGCCCAGCCGGGAACCTGGGGGTCGTCTCGAGCGTCGAGAGCAGGAAAGGCGGAACGTCCACCAGGTGCAACAGGGCGCCGTCGACCAGGTCAGTCAACAACGCCGCTTGAAGGACAAGGACGTCCGGGCCGGAGATCGGCGCCGGCAACGCGACGTCGACGTTGTTTCTGACGACGCCGAAGTCGTCGGCGTCGCGCCACGAAGCGCCCGGGACCGCGACGCGGCCGTACCCGGGATAGGTCGCCTCGGGGAGGTAGGACCCATCGGGGGCGCCTTCCCCGACGAGGAGTGCGAGGTACCGCGGAGAGCTCCCGAGACCCGGCCGTTTCGCGACCGAGATCTCGAGGAGCTGCCCGGAGTGAGCCCTAGCGAGACCCATCGGGCCTCGCTAGAGCGCGACGGCGTGCTTGCCGGAGTTGTCGTAGACGATGAGGTACTTCGGGCCGAGGTACCGCCCGTTGGTCTCGAGCTGCCGGACGACGTGGCTCGTGTACTCGCTCTCCGGGATCCCGGAGAGCGCCGCGGCCTCGGCGGGGGAGATCTCCTCGGTCGCGCCCTGGTTGATCGTCTGGATCGACGACGCGTCCTCCAGGAGCGTCTGCGCCGGCGTCGGGCCGCCCGGCTTGGGACCGTTCCGCTTCGCTTCGGTGATCGCCTCCTCGAGCCGGACGAGCAGCTCGTAGGGGGCGCCCTCGAGCGTGGAGATGATCGCCTCCGCCGTCAGCGCGAACCCCTGAGACGGGCCGACCTGCCCCGCCGCGGCGACGAGCTTCTCGCCCGCGTTCGCGTCCGCTGGGAGGTCGAGGTTCCCGCCGGCCTCGGACTGCACCGGCGGGTTCTCCGCAGCCGACTGAGACGGCGACGTGTTCGCCGCCGCCGCGACCTCCGCGGGCGTGGGCTGGTCGTCGATCGCCTGCCGAATCCGCTCGGGGGACCAGCGCTTGTCGATGGTGACGCCCTTGGCCTCGGCCTCGGCGATGAGGGCGTTCTTGTCCTTGTCAGACAACGGCCTTCACCACTCCCCGCCAATCGAGAAGTGCCGTGCCCCATTCGTGGCGGACCTTCCAGACGATCTCGTCGAACTCCATGCTGTAGGGGTCCGACCCTCCGAGGACCAGGCGCATGCCGGGGTCCTTGAGCATGAGGTCCGGTGTGTCCTTGCCGTTGAGGAAGCCGACGCCGAGGACCGGGGCTTCGCTCGGGCGGGCGAAGAGGTACCAGTCGTTGACGTCGGTGAGGTACTCCTCGACGACGGGGTCGACGATGCCCTCGAGGACGTTCGCTCCGCCGAAGCCGTGGTTGACCGGGGTGGTCGCCGTGGTGTTGCCCGACTGGTAGAACCCGGCCATCGGGACGAGCGTCGAGTTGATGATGCGGCGCGCGGTGAGCGCGAGGTCGGCGGGGATGAGCAGCATCGCGGGCTTGAGGCCGATGCGGTTGCCGTTCGGGTCCGTCTGCTTGCGCAACAGCGTGGTGGCCTGCGCGAGCGAGTCCTCGCTCAGTGCGTACTGGGCACCGGAGAGGATGTTGTTGTGCGAGGCGTGCGCGAGCGCGACCCCGTCGTAGGTGTTGCCGTTGCCGGTGAGCTTGGCGACGATCGAGCGGCCGAGGGTGCGCGCCGCGGCGCGGCCGAACGCGGCCGGTGTCTCCTTGAGCTGGCCGAGGTCGTCGTTGATGATCGCCTCGCGCGTGAGCGAGAAGAGCCGGCCGAACTTGCTGACGGTGATGCTCGGGCCGGCGATCTCGTCTCGCTGGGAGTCGAGGTACTCGCCGCCTTCGGCGACCGGCAGGAGGTCCTGCATCTCGGTGAGCCGCGTGAAGCTGATCGGCTTGAAGTCCGGGACCGAGTAGTTCCGGCTGTACTGCCGCCACGACGGGGAGACGTCGTTGTAGCCCCACATCATGCGCTTGGTGGCCTTGTCGGCCATGTACGTCGCGAAGTCCGACGAGGAGCCGGACTCCTGGAGTGCCTCGCCGCCCTCGGCCTCGGTGAGGTCGATGCCTTCGAGCTCGAGCTTCTGCAGGTACGCCTCGAACAGCTTCTTCGGGCCGCCCCAATTTCCGTAGTCACGGAATTCCATGGCGCAGACCCCCTACGCGGTCGACGAGGCGCCGAGGGCGCCCGCCTGGTCGAGGAGCTTGATCCACATCTTCCCGGTGACGGGGACCGGGACGTTGATCGGAGGCGTGGCGTTCGGGACGCCGACGACCTTCGCGAACGCGCGCGTGCCGGCCGACACCGCGGCGTCGTACGCGACGCGCGTGAGCGCGTTGGTCGTGTCGTTGATCAGGACCACGTCGCCGACGACCGACGACGCGATGAAGTCGATCTCGAACACCCCCGTCAGCCGCAACGAGTAGCCAGCGTTGATTGCGGCGCTGGTCTCGGCGAAGCCGTGCAGGTTGGTCTCGACGACCGCTTGCCCGGAGGTGCGCGCGGCGCCAGCGATGACGTGCACGCGATCCCCCGTACCGCGGTAATTCTTCACAGGGACTCCCTTTGGAGAGGCTGCGGGTAACCGCTACTCGATGCCGAGTTCGCGGTCGAGCGATTCGTCGAGCGGGGCCCGTGCGGGCCGCTCCGGAGCGGACGCCGACTCACGCACTCGCGTGTCGCCTTCGTCCTCGTTCTCGGTCTTGGTCGCGTTACCGGAAATTCCGGCTTCGACGACGGGTGCGCTGGCCTCGCGCATCTCTGCGCGTTTGCTGTCGATCGCGCGGGCGACCGCGTCGCGGAGGACGTCGAGCGCCTCCATGACGATGGTGTCGCCTTCTCGGCGCGGCTCGGCGCGGAAGTCGTGGAACTGCTCGATCAGCGCTTCGCGGGTCGCCTGCGGGAGAGCTTCGGCGCCGTGGATCTGCTCGCGTGCCGCGTACCGCTGGTGCAACTGCTCCACGGTCTGCGCGTGGTCGGCGTCGATACGGTCGAGCGCTTCCTGGAATGCGGCTTCGGCCTCGGCGAGGTCCTCTTCGCGTTGGACGGCGACGCGCCGGCTGATCTCCGCTTCCATCTGCGCGGCCAGGCGACGCGCTGCCTGCGAGCCCTTGCCGCCCGGGAGCCGCTCGTGCGGGTTCGTGTCGCGGTCCTCGCTGCTGTCGCCGAGGTCGCCGGCGAGCGTGTCGTCCTCGAACTGGGAGAGGCCGAACATCGCATCGACGGGAGTGACATCGCGACCTTCCCGGCCGCCTTCGCGTTCGGTCCCCTCGACGGGCTCCCACACGCCCTCCTCGACGGCGGCGTCTGACGGCGCCTCAGCCGCTGCAGCTGCGGCATCCGGCGCGGTGGCGGCCGCGTCGGCGGCCTCGGCGAGCTCATGCCCGCATTCGCCGCACTTCGCGCCGCTCATCTTCCCGGACTTGCACTCGGGGCAGCTCGCCTTGGCAGCCTCTTGCGCGTCGGCGCCATCAGCCTGGCCCGCAGCGGCCGCTGCGTCGGTTGCCTCGTCGGTGGCCTGCGTGGCCTCCTCCGCCTCCTGCGCCGCGCCGTCGGCTGCGGCGGCCTCGGTGAACGCCTGCCAGGCCTCGGCCATCGCGTTGAGCTTCATGTTCCCGCCGCCGGCGCCGGCGCGGCTGACGACGTCGACGGACTTCACGACGTGGAAGGTGAGGACGGGCTTGCCGCGACGCCCTTCGCCCTCGATCATCTGCTCGGGCCCGGAATGCCCGCGCGCGTCGATCGAGACCTGCAGGATCTTGGGATCCGCCTCGATGTACGCCCACGCCAGCGGGTTGGAGATCAGCGCGGTGCCACGCACAACGGTCTTGCCATCACCCTCGCGAGTCGCGACACGCGCGGTCCCCGGCAGGATGCGGCCGACGATCTGCTGCCATGGGCGCGGCTGCCCGTCGAGATCCTCCTCCTGCTGACGAGTGAGGTGGTTGCCGAACATCAGCACGCCGTCGGCGCCCTCACTGAACTTGCCGACGTTCGACTCGAGGAGATCCTTCGAGTAGAAGTGGTTGTCGCGCTGGTTGCCGAAGCCCTCGGCGATCAGGTCGACATCGACCGTCTGGCGAGCATCGTTGCGGCTGCCCTCGACGATGGCGGCCGACTCGTAGAGACGCTCGTCTGTTGGGGGTGCTGCCGCGATTACGCTCATCGAGCCTGACGGTAAGCGCGGCCCGCGAGATTCCGCAACAACCCCGCAGGGTTATAGGAGCGTGGCAGCGCTAGCGGGTACCAGCGGACTTACGGCGATAACGCATGTGCCGGAGCGTTTGGGCCCCTACGACGCCATCGACGCGCAGCCCGTGTTTCTGCTGGAAGGCGCGCACGGCGCCCTCAGTACGGTTGCCGAACTTGCCGTCTCGCGCGCCGACGCTGTACCCGAGCTTGCTGAGGTACGTCTGCACGCGGCGGACGCGCTGCGAGCCGCCGCGGCGCGCGTACCCCGTGCCGCGCTGAACGCCGCCGGCGGAGAACCCCTTGACGTGCCTGACGTAGCCGGGTGTGCCAGCGTTATACGGGCGTGGAGCGTGAGGGCGCTGGATCGCGCGGCCGTGCCACCCGACGCGCTGGGCGCTGAGGGCCTCGTCGACGATCGCGAGCGCCTCACCGAGGATCGCATCGGCGGAGCCCTCGAGGACACGGTGTTGACGGCGCTCGCTCTGCGATCGGCCCGCACGGATGTTCCTCGCGAGCGAGTCGGCGTGGGCCGGGCTGATCCCGAAAGCGGCATCGGCGGCATCGACGGCGGTGTCGGCGTATACGCGCTGCGCAGGGACCATCTTGTTGGGGGACTGTCGGGTGACGCGGTACTTCCGCGACCCTGTGTCGGCGACCTTCTCGATGTCGTAGCTCAAACCGCGCTTGACGCGGACCGGCTTGTCGCCGACCTTCAAGCTCATCGCCTTGCCGACGACGTCTCGCCACCGGCCTTGCCCGTCGCGCGGCTGCCGCGGGTCGAATCCCGCCTCGGTGACATGGACCCGCCGGCGGCCGCCCGGGCCCGGGGTGACCTCGACGAGCAGGGGCGGTTGGTCGCTCTCGCGAGCGGGGCGCTTCTTGAGCCGCGCGAACTTCTCGCGGTCAGAGCCCTTGAGCGCACCGACCTGAGCTGTCTTGCCTTCGCCGCCCGCCAGCTGGACCGCGGTCTGGTGGCCGACCACGCCATCGACCTGGAGACCGTGGCGCTTCTGGAAGGCCTTGACCTTCGCCGTGGTGTCGTCGCCGAACTTCCCGTCCCTCTTGGCGCCGACCCTGTCCTGCACGGTCTTGACGTCACCACCCGAGGACCCTGCCTTGATGAACTGCCCGCCGGTCGCGTTGCCGTCGTGTGCACGGGGATGCTTGGACTCGAAGTCGCTCGAGCTGTCGGTGCCCGTTCCATGCTCGGGCTTCTCGCGCTCATTCTTCGCGGCCTCCCGAACGGCGGCCCCTGGGTGCTCGACCGCGACGTCCAGCGGTTCCACGGCGCCCTCGCCGAAACGGATCACGATCGCGGGCTCGCCGTCCTTCTCGAGCCGGACGGTCTCCCCGCCCTTGAGGTTGAGCACGTCACCGTCCCGGTCGGGCGCCCCGGCGAGCGAGTAGCCGTGCTCGCGCTGAAGAGCGGCCAACGGCGCCTGCCACTCGCCGGTATCAGCGCCCCGCAGCCGTTCCACGTGCTCGGCGACAGGCTCACGAGACGCCTCGGTGACGCCCCAGCTCAGGTTCCGCAGATCGAACTGGCGCACATCCTTTGAGCCCGTGCCGTCCTCCCAGAGCACGTCATAGATCCAGGCGCCGTCGTCGTCGACCGATTCGCCGATCACCTTCCCTCGACGCCCGAGCGAGAGATCATCGGCGGCTTCGGCGACCAGGTCCCCGAGCCGGAACGGTGCGGGCGCGTCCTCTCGAACCGAGACGCTCGCTTCCAGCATCTTGATACTGCGCGCCAGCTCCGCCCGCGAGGACCGCTCGAGCGCATCATGGCGACGCCTCGTCCAGAGGCCATGCGCCTCCAGGAGCTGGTCGGCCCGATCGATCAAGACCTCAGACGGCAGCGTCGTCAGCGACGCCTCATCGATGTCCGTGTCATCGCCCGCAGCGTGCGCGGTCTCGAGCAGCACACCGCCGGACGCAGGCACAGGCGGAGCCTCCTCGACGCGCTCCTCGGGAAGCGCCGGCAGCGTGCCGCGGGGCTGATCGACCTCTCGCGCGATGCTCTCACGGGCAGCCGCAACGCGTTGCTCAAGACGCGACGCGGGCCGGCCACCGCCGAGCACGAATCGCGCGCACTCCTGCAGCGACGCCGGGTCCTCGTCCGCGTCGGCCGGCGCTCCGTGAAGTGCCAGCCACGCTTCCAGGAGCGGTTCGAGGCTGCCGATCGCAAGTTGCGGCGCGGCAAGGTAGCGGCGGAGATCGGACTCGATCGACGCGATCGCCGACGACGAGCGCTGGACCTCGGCCTCCCACAGGGCCTCGAAGACATCCCGGTCGTCCGCCCCGGCGCCGAGCTCGGTGAGGACCTGCTCGGGAGAGATCCCGGTGAGGGATTGGACGTCCTCGACCAGCGCGTCGAGGCCGGGAGCGTCGATAGCGACCGGCATCGAGTGGGTGAATCGCGCGTACGCGGTGCTGCGCGCCTTGGTCTGGATGGCCTTGTCCTCGGCCTTCTGCGCGGGGTCGGAGCCCTTCCCGCGCCACTTCGTCGTTCCTGCCCACTGGTCCTTGATCCAGGCGCATAGCGCGTCGACGTTGCGGCCCTTCGCAAGTTCGGGGTGTTCGGTCTTGATCCGGCTGACGCAGACGCTGTGCTTGCCGTCAGCCCACTTCCCGAAGGCGCGGATGATGTACCGCATCTGCCCGTGAGCGCGGGGGTCGTGACCGCCCATCGACCCGCCGGCGGAGGACTCCGCGAGGGCGTCGTTGCGGCTGAGGTACTGCTTCTCGCCGCGCCGGTTCTCGACGACGAGCATGTCGAGCGATGGGGCGAGTTCGACGGTCACGATCTTCTGCGGCCACCATCCCACGGTGAACGTGCCGAGCGGGCTCTCGATCCTTGACCCGACGGCACGGCCGTTTTCGTGGTGCGTGGAGACGCGCGCGTCCCGGAACACCTTGCGATGGGTGCGGCGACTCACGCGCGGGTGTGGTTGAGGCAGCGCGTCGGGTGCATCGCTCTGCCAGTGTGTCCGCGCACTCCAGGTTCCCGCAACATCAGGCCGCTGCGCGGCGGCGCCTGTCCCAAATCATGCGATGGACCTGGGCGCCGCTCGGCTGCTGCTGTTGGCGTTGCGCGAGCGCGTCCTCATCCGGGGCGTGGCCGTCTCTCTCTACGAACAGCGTCCAGCGCTGGCAGGTCGTTGGACGTGCCTCGTCGCTGTGACGATGGCAGTGGCCTGTCTTGCCTTCCCGAGCTTCGTGGATGGTGTAGACGGTGAAGCCGCCGCGGACGAGTGCCGACGCAAGAAGGTCGCCGGCGCCGATGTCGTCCGTCCCGCCGCAGACGTGGTAGCTGATGCGCCTCACGCCCGTCGCCGGCGCCGAGCGAGGGTGATCTGATCGCCGTCGTGCGACTCGTTCCACTTCGCGACGATCTGTGACACGCGCGCCTGGGTGACTCCGTTCGCGGCGCCGACGTCGCTGAGTGTCTGCTCACTGCGCCCATCGGCGATCGCGCGCGCCGCTTCGAGGATGGACCGGTCGCGCTCGGAAACGTCAATTGCGCGTGGGTCGAGATCTCCGAGGTAGGAGGTCTTGGTGCCGGCTTCGGTGAACGTGTCGGCGGGCTTGGCGAGACCGTCGGCGAGCCCACTGATGAGCGCCGCCGGGAGTCGCAGCTGGGCGGCTGTCGTGGCGACGGCGCCGTCTTCGCAAACCACCACGGAGATCTGGTGTGCGGCTGGCCGGGCCCGGCGAAGGAGTCGAAGGTCGCGGCGAGCGCGGACCTCGTCACCCCACGAACGTGCGCCTTCCACATGCGCGACGGTGCCGCGCCGGTAGGAGACCGTGATCGCGCGAGTGGCATCGCCGTCGGCCGTGAGCCAGCCGAGCCCTGGTAGATCGCGGCCGCATTCGGTCAGCTTGTCGCCGGGATCGATCAGGCGAGCGGCGGCGAGAAGCTCGGTGAGCGCGGCTCGTGTCGAGCTGCTCGATGTCCGGGGCGCGCCGACGCGTGCGGGCTGCGCTGACACGCTGAGGTGTTCTCGGATGCTGCCGACGCCCGGGACGTTCACATGCCGGGCGTGCTCCCCGGGTCCGGGGACCGCATCGAGTAGCTGTTCGGCGATCGCCGTCTCGCCGAATCCGAGCTGGCGGAGGTCGGCGACGCGCGGGCTACGAAGCTGCGTGTGCCCGATGGTCGCGCACTCGTGGGCGTGCGCGAGAACGGCGCTCCACATCGTGGGAGTCATCACACCCCGCTCAAACGGGATGCCGCGGCGGCGCGCCTCCGCGGGCGCGAGCAGCTCACATTTGCAGCCGCCGTGACGGTTCGCTGGATTGACCTGATGCAGGACGTCCCAGCCCCAGAGCAGCCCGCGATCTTCGCGGCCGCCGGCCATGATCTCACAATCTTTTGTGTGCTTCGCGGCCTTGCCGAGCACCCAGACAGCGCCTTCCGGGCTCTCGGCCTCGATGCGCCGCGCTGCCGCCTCGAGCTCCATGCGGCGCTTCGCGGCGTCGATGTGATCCTGCAAGTAGCGTCGCTCACGCGCCAGCAGCCGCTTCATTCGTTCGCGTGTGCTCGCGCGGTCATCGGCAAGCAGGCCGCGGGCCTGGCGCTCGCTCACATCGAGCTGCCGCGCGATCTCGGCGACGTCGGCGCCGCCAGCCGCGAGTTCGCGGGCGCGGGCGGCGAGCGTGTCGTCGGCAAAGATCGCGTCGACGTCGCGACGCAGTCGGGTCCGGGTGTTCGCGCTGAACGCCGCGTCAAATTCGAGCTCGCGCGCGGCGACGGCATCGAGGTCGGTGCCGCGCAGCTCCGGGTAGAGCGCGGCGAGAGCGCCAGCCTTGAACTTCCGCTGCGCGCGCATGATAAGCGCGAGCAGAGCCGCATAAGCGGCTGTGGCTGCGGCGGTGTGCAGGACACCGCTGAACAGCCCAGTTGTCGTCTGCGCGGCGGCAGTTCCGGCTGCGATCGGGGCCGCGGCTGTCGACGTCGCCACGGCAAGGCCGCCGGCCGTCGCCTGTGGAGCGGATGGTTGGCGGCTCAGGTCCTTATCGCGCGGTGGCGGCATCCGTGCCCATCATCCGGGCGTCAGCGGCTGGTGCGCTACTTCAGCGCTTCGCGGGCCGTTTGGCGGGCAGAGGCCCGCAGCCTTTGGTTCGGCCGTGCGCTTCGCCCCAAGCGATGACCTGGCCTGGGAGCCAGACAGAGCCCTGCGCGAGGGTCTCGAACGGCGACGGGAACGCGCTGTGCCGCGACCACGCCTTCGCCCGCTGCCGGTTGACCGCGTAGTACTCGCCGATCTCCGTCAGCCCCCAGAGCCGCATCTCCTCGACGACACGCTCAGGGTCGGGTGGCACGGAGGTCCTCGCGCTTGAGGGCGATCTGCTCGAGCGGGACCCGGAACCGCTCAGCGAGCGCTTCGTTGGTCTCCTGCGCGAGCGCGTCGAACTCATCGTCCGGGATGAGGAGGGTGCGCGCGTAGAGCGTCGCGCCGCCTTCCGCATACGGGCCGGCCAGCTCGCCCGTGGCGATATCGCGGGCGTAGCTGGCCATCGCGTACACGAACCGTGCACGCGGGTCTTCGATGCTGACGTCTGCCAGGGGGCCCGTGAGGAACACGCTGCGCCGTGACACGGTGGCGACGATCTCGCCGTTGTAGCTGATGATGGCCATGGGAGGTGTAGGCGATTCGTCGCCGACCTTACCCCCCAAGTGCGGTTTGGACCGCTCCCACGCAGCGAGGGTCTCGCGCAGCGCGATGCGCTCGGGGTAGTCGCGATCGCTGCGGGAGCCGATCAGCGCGTCGAACTCGCGGAAGTAGACCTTCGCCGCCTCGACGACGTCGCCGGCTCTCGTGATGGTGGTGGAGTGCTCGACAGCGGAATCCCAACCGTTGCAGTAGCCCCGGCGTTCGGCCTGCGTGACTTCGTCCCCGGCCGCAGCGAACCCGAGAGCTTTCGCCTCAGCGTCGCGCGCGGCCTGTGTGCGCTCGATGGCGGTCATTTGGATTTCCGCTCCGAGCGAGTCGCGGGCCGTGGTGATCTGGCGCATCACGTCGGCGATGGCGCGCTGCGCGACCTTGGCCGATGCTTCGAGCTGGTCGACGCGCCTGCCGAGCCGCTCGCGTTTCTCCATGGCCTCTCGAAGCTCGCTGGCCAGGACGTACTCGACAAGAGTCATGTCACGTCGGCAGTAGCTACAGATGTAGTCGTCTCCGCCGACGGTCTTGAGCGTTGCGACGGGCATCCCGCCGCCGTCGGTGTTGCCGTGCTCGGGGCACTCCCAGCGCTCCACGCTACTGCCCCCACTCAGCGAGCGCGAGGAGCGCCTTGATGGCGTCGGGGTTGCCGCGCTTGTCCGTCATGAACCGCACGGCCTCGTCGAGCGCCCAGCGGTGCCGCTCCAACGTCTCTGCGTCGACGGCCCCCCGGTGCTGGTATTCGGGCATGACAACCTGCACACTCAGCCCGAACTTGAGCGCGTAGGCGTCGGCCTGCTCGCGGTCGGTGTAGACCTGACGCGGCTCGCCATCCGGGCCGATGGTCACGAACATGCACCCGAGAACGCTCATTCGGTCACCCGGCTCTCCTGCGCGGCGTTGTAGGCGGTGCATCGTTCCTCGTCGGACATGCGCAGCCAGTCGGACGTGAAGATCAGCGGGCACGCCTCGCGCAGCTTGTACGAGTGCGGGTCCGCCTCGACGTCGATCATCATTCCGTCGGGGAGCGGGCCGACCGAACCGCCGGACTCGGTGAGCGCGTGGCACTGGGCCTGGAGCGCCTCGTCGTCCGCGGCGGGGGTCATCAGCGAGTACGGCAACGTGATCACGAGGGCCTTGTCGATCGCCTCTTCCAGCGTGGCGGCAGCGCGACGGGAGACGTCAACGGTCCCACGCGTGGCCGTGACGCCGAACCCTTCGCGCTCGCGGTCGATGATCGGACGCTTGGTGGTGATGATCAGCGGCATCAGAGCCTCCACCCGCCACCATCACGGACCTCGCGCTCGTGACGCTCAATCGCCCGATCAGCCCGCCCCGCGCTCACGCACAACCCGAGCACGAACAGCACCGCGCCGGCGACCATGACGAGGCTCACCAGGGCGAGCAGGACCGCAGTCGTGTCGTGCATCACGCCACCGCCGCGTAGCCGTCGTTGGACTGGATCTTCATCGGTCCTCCCTCGCGCTCGAGCTTGAGCACCTCGCCGACGGCGAGGATGTGAGTGCAGCCGGTGTTCGCGGCCGGGCACGTGCAACCCGCGAACGGCACCCCGGCCGCGCGGGCGACAGCGACGTCGACGATCGCGACGAGGTAGGCGCCGTGATCACCACGAACGGCGTAGCGGCCCTCCTGGAGCTTCGCGACCGCGCCGGAGCGCACCAGGCGCTCGACCTTGTCGGTGATCCCTGAAGCCATCGCTGCTGCCATGGGCCACACAGTAGCCCCCATATTCCTATAAGTCAATAGTCCTATAGGCCTTGACCCTGCGAACCCTATGGGGGTACTATGTATCCCATGGAGAGCAACCGCAGCCAGAGGATCACCGCCCTCTACGAACGCGAGTCCGCTCGCCTGCAGCGCCACGTCGCACGCCGAGTGCACGGCGTTGACGCTGACATCGCCGACGACGCCTGCAGCTTCGCGTGGGCCAAGCTCGTCAGCAGGACCGACATCGATCCCGACGACGTCGCCACGTTTGGCTGGCTCGCCGTCGTGGCCGTTCATGCCAGCTGGGACCTCGCCGGGCGTGAGACCGCGTCCTTCGAGGCAGTCGAGCGCTCGAGATCACCAACGACGTGAACGTCGAGAACCTGGCAGAGATGCACGCCGACGCGGCGCTCATCGAGCAGCTTCCCGAGCATCAGCGCCAGGTCATGACGGCTGCCGCTCTCGGCCTTAGCCGTGAGCAGATGGCCGAAGCGCTCGGTTGGACGGTTCGCGCCGTCGATCGGCATCTCGCTCGCGCTCGCGCCCGCCTCCGGGATCTCCGGGGGTAGGGCGCGACCCGCCAGAACCCAAGAGGAGGAGACAAATGCCCAAACCCAGACGCGTGCGGTGGGAATGCCCGAATGGGCTTCACCCCGCGGTGCTGGGGTCTACGCGCCCGTCGAAGGACGCGACGGTGCGCTTCTGCCTGCCGTGCTCGGCGACCGCGACGCGACTGGTGGCGCGGACGGCTCCGGCGTTGGAGCGCGAGCGGGCGCAGGCGGCCGCGGCCAGCACGGCGCGGCGCGCGCGGAAGGTCGCGGCGCAGCGCGCGGCCGGCGCGGCGCAGTGGACGGTGCGGTCGGCCGACGGCGAGTCGATCGAGCTGTTCAGCGAGATGTGCGCGATGCTGCTCACGCCAGAGCTGCGTGGCCGGCGCGAGGAGTCCGGCCGCGAACGCGCGTGGCGGCCGGACCTGACCGTCAGGCGCGGGTCGAAGGAGCACGTCACCGGCCATTGCGACGTCTGGGGCGACATCACGCTGACGGTCGGCTCTGGCGCGGCCGCGAACGAGATTCGCGAAGTGCTGCTGCACGAGTTGGTGCATGCGGTCACGGTCAACCTGCTGCCGCGGACCGGCGGGCGGCGCGCAAACGCGCACGGCCGCGAGTGGCACGGAGCGCTATTCCGGCGGGTGCTGTGCAGGGCCGCGGGCGAGAACTTCGGGGTGAGGGTCCACCCGGACGATCACCGCGAGGCGTACGGGCTCGACCGGCTGATCATCGAGCAGATGAGCGGCTCTAGCCTGCCGCGCTGAGGATGCCGGGGCACGCCTCGTCGAACTCGGCGAGCGCGGCGTCGGCGGCTTCCTGCAGGTCACGCGGGAAGTCTCCCTCGAGCGCGCGGGCGAGGACCTCGACGGAGTCGACATCAGCGGCGACCGCTTCTCGCAGGTCGGAGGGGACCTCGTCGAGCGTGATCTCGCCGGCCTCGACGGCGAGCGCCCAGCGGCGGTGCGAGCGATCGCGCGCGGTCCGGCTGGCCGCGGTCGGGCCTCCGGGCGCATTCGGGCCGCGGTGACGGCCCTGGTTCGCGCGCTGCTCCGCCGCCGCGGCGGCCTGCTTGGCGTCGGTCGCGCCGCGCTGGGACTTGGTCTGCTTGTCGTTGGCGCCGGCGAGCGCCGGCCCGCGCGTGTCCTGGCCTACTCCCTGCCCGGGCGGCGCGGCCTGCGCGAGCTGCACCGCCTGCTCGAATGGCGTGACCATGTCGCGCGGGAAGAGCTCGTCGACGATCTCGTCGGCGTTCGGCTTGCCCATCGCGTCGAGGATCTCGTGGACGACGAACCGCATCCAACCCGTGTTCGCGGCTTGCGGGTCGACGACGGTGGAAGCGGCAGAGAGGTACTCGGTGATGTTCGCGACGTCGCGCTCGAGGATCGGCGGCATGTCCACGGTCAGCCGCGACGGGTCGAGCCCGACACCTTCGAGCATGTACCCCGTGATGTCGAGGATCGTCGTCTTCCAGCGCTCTTGGTTCCACTGCTGGCCCTTGAGCATCGGGCCGTCGACGCTGGTGGCGGTCGCGAGGTTCGACCCGTTCGGGTCGCCGAGCAGGTGAAGGCCGATGCCGGTGCCGGTCGCGATCTGGCCCTTGAAGATCGACGCGTCCGCCTGGGCGTTCGCGCCGTTGGTGTCCTGGACCATCGGCTGCAGGTCGACGCCCTGGCTCTCCACCGTCGCCTTCGTCCGGCCGGACTGCGCGACGGCTCGGGACAGGTTCTCTGTCGTCCCATCCATCGCGCCGGCGAGGCGCTGCAGGTCCATCAGCTGCGCGCCGACCTGGCTGACGCTCTTCGGGCCGCCCTTCGCCTTCAAGCGCATCGCGAGCTGCGTGATCGCCTGGACCATCGCAAGCCGAGACGTCATGAACTCGTTGAGGCCCTTCGCCCACTTCAGGACCGGCTGCAGGTCGGTGATCCCGAAACGCATCTTGCCGATCTTGTTCTCGTAGACGTGATAGACGCGGCCCGCGGCGATCTGATCGGCCGGCGGCCCCCACGGCTCGGTCTTCACGCACCGCGGCGACGTCGGCGGGCATGGCCGGTTCCGCTTGTCGCGGCCCCACAGGGCTGGTGCTTCGTGGCGCCAGTCGCGGTAGTAGAGGGTCACGATGTCACCCTCGATCCATTGTCCTTCGCCCTGTAGCGCGCTGAAGACGTACTCGCGCTCTCGGAACTGGCGCTTGTAGAAGACCGGGATGTCGGCGTTGCCCGGGTGCGGGATGACGTCGACCATCTGCACGTCCGGGAGCGTGCTCATCTTCAGCGTCGCCGGCGGCAGCTGCCCGCGCGAGCCGACCGGGATCATGTCGTCCGTGGTCGGCGCTTTCTCGTCGCCGCGGAACAGCAGGAAGAACACGTTGCCCTGCAGGTTACTCTCGATGTCGCGCTGCAGCATCTTCTTCGTGCTCGTCAGCGCCTCCTGATTCTCGGGGTCCTTCCAGAACCTCGCGATGTACCAGGCGCCTGCCTTCGCCTCGCTCGTGGGGGCGTCCGGGTCGGGCTTGTACTTCGGCGGCGCCATCCCCCGGCCCCACGTGTACAGCGCGCGGAGCATCACGCTCCGCTTGATCATCGGGTCCCCGAAGAAGTACTTGTACGACCGAAGGGTCTGCTGGACCTGGACGCCGCGCTCCGGATCGAAGTACGACCCGGCCTGCCCGCCGCTGCCGTAGAGGTTCCCGAAGTCCATGTCCTCAACCTTGCGGGCGAGGAGCTGGCCTGCGGCCGAGGACTCGCGGAGCGCGTCGACTTCCTCGCTGATGCCGAGGAGATCCATCGCGCCCTCGCGCAGAAGATCGCTCAGCCCCACTAGGCCTCCCGCCCGACAGTGATCAGCCCGCAGACGTTGAGTACGTCCTGGTAGATGCCGAGGCCGTGTGGCGGCCCGTCGCGCAACGGGTCAAGCACGGTGCCGTCATTGGTCATCACGACGAAGTGCGAGTTGCCTGACGGCTGCTCGACCTGGCACAGGTGAACATCGGCCCACGGCTCAGGCGGCCAGCTCGCGCCGCTTGCCCCCGCCCAGGCACGGTATGTCCGCTGGCGCCAGAAGCCGTGCTGTTGAAGAACGTGGTCCAGCGCCAGGTGATTCGTCCCGCCGCTCTCCCAATCACGAGACTTTCCATGCGCCGGGCTGGCCTCGATAAGCGCGCACCCCGCGGCGTAGTCGAGGCCAAGGATCATCGCAAGACATGCAGGTCCACAGCCGCTCGCGTGCTCCTGCTTGACCCTGCGCACGTCAGACCTCCCGCCAGACGCCGCGCTCGAGGTACCCGTGCCAGAGAGTCCCGGAACCGTCAGAGACCCGGATCGACGGGGAAACCGTGATCGTGCCGTCCTCGTGCTCGGTGACGTCATGGCCCGCGAGGTTGCCGTAGTGCCCATTCGGGGTGCAGCCGCGCCATTCCCATCGCTCGTCAACGAGGACGCGTCCGTAGTCGCCGGCACGTGCGGAGTCCGCGTCATCTCCGTACCACTTAGCGCCGTCTAGGAGACGACGCCCTCCGGTGGTCTCGCCGACGGCCATCAGCCGCGGAAGTCCCGGAAGATCGCCGAGATCGCAGCGGCATCCCGCTCCGGGTCGCGGCCGCGTTCCCGCTCGATCGCGCGCTCGAGGTCACTGCGGCCGACGCCAGCATCATCGAACCGCATGCCCGACCGGATCTGCGCCTCCGTGACCTGGCGGCGCTTGCTCACGGCACGCGCGACGCGCTGGCGAGCGACCGCCGGATCGGAGTCCTTCTCGGCCACCCACACCGGGCACGACTCATACCCGCCGCAGCACCAGCCCAGGACGCCGACCGGGTTGTCATCCACGGCCATCGCGTCATCGGCGATCCCGCACTTCACCGCCGGGCGGCCCGTGTTCCCGAACCGCGTGATCGAAGCGGCCGGGCACGTCGCCTCAAGCTCGTCGGGTATCACGCCGCGCGGGACCAAGATCCCGTCGCGCTCGACGAGCTGCATCCTACGCAGGACCTCTCTGCCGTCGATCACGCTCACCCGGCCAATCATCGGCGCGGGCATGCGCGCGGCGCTACTTCACTCCACCCCAAACGCCAGCTGAGCCGCGCCGGCCTCCGGGTCAAGCCCCCACTCCATGTCGTCGTCGACGCCGAACACCGTGTCGGCTTCGATCTGCTCGCCCGCGGCGACGTCGTCGCGGTCGATCACCTCCGACTCGCCCCAGTCCAGCTCGGCGTGACCGTGAACTGAGAGGTACCCCATCACGCCGGCGACCGGGTCCGCGCAGTCCTTCGACCCCGACTGCGGATGATCCGGCGCCAAGCCCGGGCCGAGCGTCTCCAACTGCCGCATCTCCTGACGCAGCAACGCATACCGCGGCAACCGCACCCGCTCCTCATTCAACGCCTCGAGAACCTCCCGGTACGGCTGCGTGTTCTTCCCGTCCACCGAGAACTTCTTCGGGAGCCCGACGACCTCACCCGAGTACTTGTCGAATGTCATCCCAGCCGTCACGAGGCCGGCGAGCACGAGCTGCTGGGTCACGTCGGAGGACTGAAACCCGTCGAAGGAGAAGCTTGTGATGTTGAACCCGCGGAGCTGCTTGAGCTGCAGGATGAACCGGCCGATGCTGCCGATGAATACCTGGCTGCCGACGGGCGCGATGATCTGCGCGACCAAGGGGATCTCGAACTCGCGAACGATCCGGGAGTACCCGTTCATCATCGGGTCCTTGCTCGTCTCCTCCGCGTACCGCGCGACGCGCCCCATCGCGATCCCCGCCGCGTCCGTGCGTCGCTCGACGTTCAGGGCGAGGTCGACTGCGACATGCCAGTAGCCGGCGTCCCACGCGCGGAAACTCTCGGCGAGACCGCCGATGAGCGACAGAGGGTCCGAGCTCGCGACAAGCGCGCGGTACTCGAGGTCCGGGTCCATGTGCTCGCTGAGCGCGCCGACGACCTGATCGGGCAGGACCATCGCGGCGTCGATCGCAGCGACGTCGGTGAAGTACGGCATCCGCGCGCGCTGCGGCAGCGACCCGTAGTCGAGGAGCGCGCCGCGCGGGTCCTTGCGGAACTCGGCCCAGTAGACGTCTTGCGGGATCGCGACGACGTCCTTGCCGTCGACGTAGCGGACGGTCATCTCAGCGTGCGGGCAGCTGCGTGGATCGCGTCGACGTACGGCTGGTCCTTCGCCTGGTCGTCGCGGGTGAGCTCGTCGAATCGCCTGAGGTCTTCGTGGCCGGGATCGAGATGCTGTTTCCAGGCCGCCCACGCGTCGTGGACGTCCTCACGCGTGGTGAGGGCGCCCTTCGTGAGGGCGAGGTAGGCGTACAGCCACTGCAGCGACGTCGGCAGGGCTTCGTCGAGCTGAGCGCCGACGGCGAGCAGCGCGCCGGCGAGCTGGGCGTCCGGGACGGTGTCGAGCGGGAAGAGTTCGCCGACACCGCCCGCGTAGTGCGGATTGGCTCGCGCCATCGAGGCCCGAGAGGCGGCCCGTGCCTCGCCGGCAGTCAGGAACCCCTCGCGTACAGGTCTCGGCTTGGCCGTGTAGATCTTCCACTGGTCGCGAGGCTTCGCGACCTCTTTGGGGATCTCGTCGGGGAAGTCCGGGTCGATGTCAGCCTTGGTGCCCGGCCGGTAGTTGGCCGGGTCGTCGAGGATGTAGTAGGTCTTGCCGCCGTCGTCGCTGAAGGCGCCCGGGTGCCGGCGGCTCTGGAACATGACCTTGCCCGCCGTGAGCTCGGCCTTGGTGAAGCTCTCGTGCGAGACGTTCATCCACTCGTCGAGGTCGTCGGTGAGCGGTGTGAGCGGCTCGTACATCGCGAGCTTCTTGAACAGCTCGAGCGCCATCATCGCCGACGTGCCGCTGTGCCCCTCGCCGCTGAACGTCTTCATGAGCTTCAGGACCGCGTTGCCGAGCATGCCGCCGTAGTCGCTGTCCTTGTCCATCAGGCCGGCGCGCTTGAGCTCGCTCTTGGCGTGGTCGGTGAGGTTGCTCTCGATGAACACCTCGAGCCACGCCGCTTCGACGTGGCGATCGGCGTCCGTCGGCGGGTTGCTCCCGGTCAGCGGGAACGAGTAGCGGGTGTCACCGACGACGAGGGTGACCTGGTCGAACTCGATCGCGACGCCTCTCGGGCTCCGGTAGTCGCTCAGGTCGTCGTAGGCGACGGTCAGGTGCGGGGAGTATCCGTGGTCTGTGCGTGCTGGGTAGCCGGCCGCCGCGAGCATGCCGACGAGTCGTTCGCGGGCGTCTGGCAGCGCCGGCACGTCGGGGACGAGGTAGGTGACGGGCTTCGGGCCTTCGGTGAACAGGCCGCGGCCGGCGATGACACCGCGCATCGGGCCTGTGCGCGAGGCCCATCGCATGACGGCGCCCTGGAGCATCCTGAGCCCGCCGGCGCGCGCGTCGCCTTCGGGGAGGAAGTCCTTGCCGAGGAACGCGAGCGTGACGTGGAGGTCCTCGGCCTTCTCGCCGCCGTCGACGGCGAGCTTTCGCGCCAGCTCAGGCGCGGGGTAGAACGCGACCATGCCGTGCTCCCCGCCGGACAGGTTGGCCTCAGCGAGCAACGCCTCGGCGAGCGATCCGGGCGCGTGCTCGGCTGCGAGCAGAGCCTCGGCCAGGGCGAGCAGGTCGAGCGTCATCGTGCCCTGATCATCAGGGACTCAGCACGGGCACGGCAACGTCTCGCGGCGCGTTGCGGATCCGGACCTCGTTGCCGTCGTCGTCCCTGCATATCGCGAGGCCGTGCTCATCGACCCCCAGGTAGGTGAGGTCCTTCTCCAACACGCGGATGCTGTCGGGGTCCCTGTCGAGCAGGAACACGCGGACGCCCGGGACGAGCTGCTGCTTGGCTTCCCATGTCGAGATGCGCCGCACGAACGTCGTGACGTCCCAGTCTTCGCCGTCGCCGGCGACGATCTCCACGTAGCCACCCTCACTGCCGGGGGACGTGAAGAGGCCGCCCCACCCGAGGTTCGCGAAGCGGGACTTGCGGCGTCGGTTGAGTTGGCGGACGAGCTCCTTGACGTAGTCCGTAGTGGTCTGCCCCTGCGATTGCTTGGTGACGATGCCGAACGCCGCTTCGTCGACGGCCCAGCAGAACATGTTCCAGCCGAGCGCCTTACGAGCCATGCTGTTACCTGGCGCGAAGCGAATCCGGTTGGGGAACTCCAGCTCCGACTCTTTGTTGTCGAACGGCTGGAAGTTCAGCTGAAAGAACGGGGAGTTCTGGATGCGGCTGAGGACGTCGCTGTAGATGATCGCCTTCGCCTGGTCCGCGCCGGCGGCCGAGGCGTTCATGAGCGCGATCTCGGTCCGCGGGTCCATGTCGACGCCGGGGAACCCGCTGAGGTACTTCATCGGCCGTTTGAGGCTGCCAAGGACGTAGAGCGTGTATTGGAAGAGATACGCGGCTGAATAGCTCTTGCCGCTGCCTAGGCCTCCGACGAAAACGAACATCTCGTGTCCCGCGGAGGGGTCCATGAAGTCGCTCGTGAACTCGTCGATCGCGGGTCGCAGGTTCCCGCCAGTGCCGACGTAGTAGGGGTCACGGCCGAAGTGCTGGATCGGGACCGGCCACCACTTCCAGTCGTCGTCGCCTGTGTGCTCCGCCCATGCGATGTGCCGGTCTGCTGGCGTGAGCTGAAGGGCGCGGGCGGCGTCGTCGAACGCCTGCCACCGCGCCCAATACTCGTGAACGGGCTGATGAAGGAGGTACAACGGCTACGGGCGGCGGGAGAGCCGCTCGACGCGGTAGTAGGCCTTCAGCGCGGCGTCGAACGCCCATCGGCGTTGCTGCGGCGTGCCGCCCATCCTCACGGTCGACGCGTATCGCATCCACGCAGCGTCGGATTCCTTGCCGAGCCGGAGGTCGCCGATCGTTGTCGGCGCGGCCGAGGCGAGTGTCATCTCGAGCACGGCCGAGAGCGCATGGGTTGCCGTCGCGAGCGTCGCGGCGTGTTCGAGGACGACGTCCGTGAGGGCGCCGACGCCGGCGTTGTGGAGGCGTGCTTGAGCTTCGCGACGCGCCAGAGCTGGTCGCCGCTGCCGTTCGTGAGGTAGGCGTCGACCTGGATCTCGTTGAGCGCGACCTTCCGCTTGGGGGCGGCGATGAGCACTGGAGTGACCGTAGGCGCGGTCATGGCCGCAGCGCTACTTCGTCGCCGGCCGAACACTGAACACCGCTGTCTTTCGGGGCTTGCCTTCACGCTCGAGCGCTTCCCATACGGTCCGCATCGCTTCTCCTGACGTCGTCGCGGTCACGACCTCTTCATGCACGAACACCACGGCCCACTTCCGAGGCCGCCCGTCCCAGCCGAGCGCGGCCGCTATCTGCCTGTACGTGTCGCTGGCGGGGACGCGGCGGCCCTCCTCCCACGCCTTGATCGTGTGCGGGCTGACCTTCAGCGTGCGGGCGAACTCGGGGCGGTTCATCCTGCGTGCGTCGCGCTCGTCACGGATCCGGGCCGGGAACGCGTCGCGTAGCTCCCACGTGATGCCGGGGTCAGGTGGGAAGGTGACGCGCGCGCCGCGGGGCTCGACGTCGAGGTGCGATGGGCGGACGCACCCGAGTAGAGCGCCCGGGCACCGGTGTACGACGTCGAACCCGTCCGGGGGGGCGCCGGCGACTGCTTCGTAGAATGCGAGGTACGGCCCCATCCCGGAAGCGGCCCTCAACTCGGGCGCGATGAGCCAACAGCCGGTGCGGGGGTCTTCGGTCAGGCCCTCGCGGCTTTGGATGATCGCGCGCGCTTCGGCTGCGGTCAGCATCCAGGGGCGCTCGCGATGCCAGGGATCTCGCCCTGGCCCGGTAGGGTCGGTAGCCGCCGGGCGCAGCCGCGCCACGGCTCGTCCTCGGTGACGGTGGAGTCCCCCAACCGCGACGGCACGTGAACCGCGAGGACCCGGTCGAGTGGGACCTGCAGGCCGGCGATCGCGACGTACGCATTCGTGGCGGCGACACGAGAGACGTGCCCCTCGAGCCGATCGAGGTCCGCCCTCTCGAGTGTCAGCGACACTCGGCGACCCGTCGCCCACGCCGTGCGAAGCTCCCACGCGATCGAGCTGGTGGGGCGGATCAGGTCCATCACTGTGCATCGCGCGCCTCGGTCCGGCGGTGAGCGCGCCCGCGGCGCCGGACTCGCTGCCGGTCGCGATGCGCGGTCGTCAGCAGCGAGAGCCGGGCGTCACCCGTGGTGCCGTCCTGCGGCATCCCGTGCTCAGTCCAGTAGCCGAGCCCGGAGATCGCGATGATCTTCAGCAGCGCGAGATAGGGCGGCGCGTTGACGCCCTCTTCCCATTGCTTCCACGCGGACGACCGCGGCGAGTAGCCGATCCGGGTCAGTGCTTCTGCGCGGGTGAGGCCGTGCACCGTGCGGAAGTGGCGTAGCGCCCCGGGGACGTGCTGCCGGTCGCTGACCTCTGAGACCGGCCGTTTCCGGCGAGGGACAGCGCCGCTGCTGACAGCGCGGTGCCGGCCGCGGGCCGGTAGTTGCGGGAGCGCTTCGCGGCGCTCCCGGGCCTCCGCTTTCTGCGCTTGGGCGGCGAGTCGGCGCTGTTCGAGTTCGCGTTGGACCGCGGCGGCGAGCACGTCGGGCGGGATGCTCTCGTCGTCAGGTCTGGTCATCGTCGGGTGCTGTCAGGGCGCGGTGGGTCTCGACAACCTGCTCGCGCTCGCCGGGCGGCAGGTTCAGGATCCGGCTCATCAACGCGACGGCGTCGGGGTTGCCCGGGGTGACGGTACCGTCGCGGTTGATCTTGCCGGTCAGGTCGACGTCGAAGTTGGCGTTGAGGTTCCGGTTGACGTTCTCGGTGCGTTCGGGGACGACCTCGTACCCCTCGATGCCGAGCTTGCCCTTCACGGCGATCAGTCGCTCGGCGGCGGTGATCATGTCCTTGCCGGCGTCGAGCGTCGTCGGCTGCGGCCCGAGGTTGAGGCCGATGTCGGCGCGCAGCCCGGCCTCGAGCATGTGCTGAAAGGCGTGGACGCCAGCCTCCATGACTTCGAGCTCCCATCGCGCGCCGGCGGGGAACTTCCTGCCGATCAGCGCGAGCAGCTCGTCGCTGACGGCGTCGACTCCGGGCACGCATTCCGGCAGCCAGTCGGCGCGGTACTTCTCGATCGCGTCCTCTGAGAGCTGCAGGCGTCGGTGCCGCGCCATCTCCGGATGAGGCACTTTCCGGGGCTCGTCATCGTCGTCGCCGTCCTCGCCGCTCTCGAGCGTCGTGTAGAGCGGGTACTCGTGTTCGAGCCACGCGGCGATCCAGTGCGCGGACCGGCCGGTCCGGAGCAGGTGCTCGATCGCTTCGCGGCGCTCGTGACGCCAGACCGCCGTGCGGGTCCGGTCCGGCGGGGTGTCTGCCTGCGCGTCGATCTCGGTTGCGGTGCTCTCGATGTCGATCGACATTCCTATAACCCTATCGGCGTTGGGTGACTGGTTGCGGTGGGCGTCGTGGTGGCGGGAGGTTGATGACGTAGTCGACGGCGCCGGCCATGAGGATCGTGTTGTGGGCGTAGACGGCGGCTTTGGTCATGCCGGTGGGGGCGGGCCGTTTGCCTGGGAGCATCTGGAAGAAGTTCGCGCGCGCCGCGGGGATCGTGTTCGAGTACAGGACCGGGCGGCCGCGGAGGAGCTGGTTGAGCACGGCGACGCGGCGTTGGCTGCCGACGCCGAAGACGAGGACTGCGACGTCGGGCGGCATCGTCGCGTTGCCGGTCTTGGCGAGGTTGAGGATCGTGGCGTCGAGCACGCCGCGGCGGTGCTGTTGCGCGCCGATCGCGACGTGCTTCACGCCGGCTTCAGAGATGAATTCCCAGCATCGTTTCAGCGCGCTTGGCGGCTGGGGGCCGCCCGGGAGCGTGAACGCGACGCGCGGCAGTACCGCGGCCGCGTCGGTGTAGAACTCGAACGCGCGCTCCAGGTCCGCGGCGGCTTTCGCCGGCGAGTCCGTGCGGGCGCGGACCGGCCCGGGCGAGCAGAGGATGTCGACGCGTGAGCTGGCGAAGTACTCGAAGAGGTGATGTCGTCGGGCGTGAGCGGCCTCGAGGGTCTTGGGCCTCGCGAGGCCGCTGATGACGAGCTGGCCGGTGAAGCCGCCGAGCCGGGCGCGGAGCGGGACGGGGACCTTGGTCCTTGCGAGCGCGGTCTTGAGGGTCGTGGCGAGGACGGGGTACGGGGCGTCCCGGGCGCGGGTGAGGGCGTCGTTCCATTCGCGGCTATGCCACTCGACGGTGGGCGCGTACGCCGCGGCGAACGGGGAGGCCGCCGGCACCGCGGGCATGGTCAGCGCAGGAAGTAGGCGACGGTCGCGGGGAGCGTGCCGGCGTTGCCGTTGGTGACCCGCACTTGGACCTTGGTCAGGCCGCGGAGGAGGTAGGTCTGCTGCAGCCGCGCCACGCCGGCGGTGAGCGCGGCCGCGACCGTGGTGTCGGTGGCGAGCGCCTGGTCGAAGAGGGTGATGCCGTCGTCCTCGTAGGGCCGCACGGTGACGGTGAGGTCTCCGGCGGATGCCGCGGTCGGACCGAGGCGCGCGAGGAGCAGGATCCGTTCGTAGCCGGTGACGTCGAGGTCCTGGTTCGAGCTTGCGGTGGTGAGGATCGAGACGGCGTTGTGGGTCTTGCCGACGGCGGAGTTGTCGGCGAGGGTGTCGTCGGGGTTGCGGTTGGTGATCAGCCGCGCGAGGAGGCGTTGGAGGGACTCGCCGGCGATCGCGGAGTTCAGGGGGCGCGGCATGAGCGTGAGGATGACCGCGAGCAGCGATGCAGCACAACAACGCTGGCGAGGAGGTGCGGCCGCTTCCCTTTGCGTTGAGGTCATCGGCCAACTGCCTTGCAGTCCTCACAGCCGGACTCGACCCAATGCACGGCGCGGCAGACCATGCAGATCGACACGAGCACCCAATCGTGGCCGGAGCCACGGAACATGTTGCAAGTCGCCATCAGGACATTGCCACCGCAGTTGCCGCAGGCGACCCCCATCACCCAGAACACCCCAGGCAGAACAGCACCTTGCCACTCGGATGCACCAGCTCGTGGCGGTGCCCTTCGTGCCAGTAGCCGCCTGCGCCGCAGCGCAGACAGTGGTCGTCAAGGGAGCCGTCTCGACGGGTGGAGTCATGTAGCGGACACTGGGTCCACCGCTCGACCCCGTCTGGACGCATCAGGAGGAGGCTCCTCTCGCGCGCCTCGCGGGCCTCTACGATGGCGCGTTCGGTGTCCTTCCCCGACGCCCATATCGCGAGCACGACCGCGGTCACTGCGAGCAGAATCACAGCGATACCGACGAAGATCACGACGATTCCTCCTTGTACTTGCTGCGTGGACCGCCAGGGCGCGCCACGGCTGCCGCGATCCGGACGCTGGTCTCGCCTTCTGGCCGGGGGCGCGGCTTGTACGTCTCGATGCGGTGAGCGGCGGCCGATGCGAGCGGCGTCCCGTTGCGCAAGGCGCGGATCTCCGCGATCTCGCGATCCCATCGGTACTTCTCGATCGAGCCGGACGCCAGATGTTCGGCGAGCGATATCGCGGAGTCGCATGCGGCCAAGACCCGCTCGTGCTCGACCATCGCGACTTGCTCGACCGGCATCTCGCAGACGAAGCACTCAGTGCGCTCACCGTGGATGCCGTGCTCCGGGCAGCGCGCGATGTTGACGACTTGCCCGCTGCTGCGAGCTGGCAGCGGGTCACGCGGCACGCGAGACCACCTCCTCGCACTGGCCGGCGAGCATGTCGCCAGCGCGGACCTGCGACTCCAGCGCCGAGATGTAGCGCTCGAGTACCTCGAAGTCGGCTGGCTCGCCGTCGAACGGGTCCCAGCCCACCTCGTCACGGATCCGCTGCAGGGTCGGGTACTCACGCGGCATCGCAGGCCTCCGGCGGATAGATGCGGCCGAGCCCTGCAGTGCCGTAATCCAGGGACTCCGCAGCCGAGACCGACGAAGCCGCGAGGTGCATCAACTCCTCGCGGTAGCCGGCGGCGTCGAAGGCGCCCTCCGGCGGCACCCAGCCCTTGACCACCTTCTCGGCCACCTCGCCGAACTCCTCAGCGATTATCCCGAGCCACTCCAGCGGCGGTCGCGCGCACGGCCCCCACTTCTCGTCCTGACGCTGCCGCTCGCGAGCGACGTCGAGCAGGACCATCGAGGTCTGCCCAGTCACCTCAACCCCGGACACGTTGTCGGCATGATGCGCCAGCAGCTCGCGCATGACGGCTTCACGGGCGTCGTCGACGTCGGGGCCGTCCATCACGGTCAACTGGGGCTCGAGCGCAACCAGGATCTCGGTCACGAGCTGCTCGAAGCCCTCGCGGCTGCTCTGGCTAGGCATCGTCTGACACCTCCAACCGCTTCAAGGCGGCGTCGATGCAATCGCGCGCGTCCTGGAGCTTCTCGCGGGCGTAGTAGTCGATCGAGGCCGGGCGGGTGGCGACATCGCAGAGCCGCGCGGCCTTCTTCGCAAGGCGCTGGAACTCGTCGTCGCGCAGGTGCGAGTAGCGGTTAGCCGGCATCGGTCTCTCCTGTCTGCTGAGAACTCGCGCCCAACCAATCGAGCGCCTCCTGGTAGTCGACAGCGAAGTCCGCAGCGGCGGCCTGCTGCAGTGCCATCTCCACCGTGACACCGTTCTTCCGGAGCCGGAGCAGGACCTTGCGGACGTGGTTGTCGTCGAAGTGGATCGCCTCGATCGTGCCGCCCGTGGTGTCGACTATCGCGACCTCGTCGCGGTGGCGACCGCGGAACCTGACCGGGCTCCTCATTTCGTCTCCTCGTCTCGTATGTTCGGCGCTCCCACGATCTCCGGATACGCCAACGTCATCGCGCGCTGGATCGCATACCGCGCACAACGCTCGTCCTCCCACGGCACCCCAGGCGGAAGATGAATGTCTTGCACGTTCCGACTCAACGCGTCCTTACGCCCGGCCGCTTCGAGAGCCCAGAACTGCGCCAACGACAGCTCAAACACAAGCCGGACTCGATCAGCCTGCTTGTCCACCTCGATCGTCGGCGCCCGACCCGCCTGCGGAATCGTCGACGGCCCGAACTCGAGCTGTTCCTGCCGAGCCCGAGCACGGATCTCTGCGACCGGGCGCCGCTCGGGAACCGGCTCACGGCCGACCATCCGCACGATCCGCTCCGCCCACGCCACCATGGCATCGGCCGTCGCCTCGTTGATCTCGTGCCCATGCTCGGATAGCCACCTGGTCGCCGCGTCCATTCCCTCGTGCCCCCGCCGCGCAGCCGCGAAGATCTCATCCGGCGGCTCGATCCCGTCGCTCACCACGAATCGCCTCCTCGCCGACGCTTGGCGAGGTCCTCACAGACCACGCACGTCGGCGCGTCGTCGGGTGCGTCCTCCCCGATCAACCGCTTACCGCACAACCCTTTGAACCGGCCCGTCCGTCGAGTCGTGATATGCGCCAGCAACGGCGCCTTATCTCGCTGCGGCGCTCCCGCCGAGCGCTTGAGCAGATCGGTCATGCCGCCCATCCCAGTGCGAGCTCGAGCTGCGGGTCTCGGCGCGGCGCGCGTGTCCGCGGCCCGGCGGCGGCCTGCGCGATCGCGTGGCAAAACACGGCAGCGACTGGGCTGCTGACGGCGTTGCCGACGAGCTTCACTCGCTGCTCGTCGCTGATGTCCTTGTACTTGCCGCGCTTGGTGCGCACGCGCGCTTCAAGGAGGTAGGGGCGGCCGTCCGGGTGCTCGTGCATGCCTTGGCCGCGCTGCAGTTCGTGCCAGCGAAGCATCCGGAAGTAGAACTCGTCGATCTCACCGTCGGTCGGCTCCCTCTCCGCCCAGCGTTCCGCCCACGGATCGGCCTCGACATGTGCCCATCCGGCCTTCGTAGTAACGGTCGCCAGCGGCGTGTCATGCGGCTTCCATTCGACGCCGGTGCGGGCCTGGACGAGCAGACTCTGGCTGTCGCGACCCTTGATGGTGCCAGCCGGCTCACCGAGCGCGCGGACGTGCCCCGGCGTGCCGTTGTAGACCAACAGGCCGTGATGATTGCCGCCCGCGGTGACGCCGCGGGCGGGCTGTGAGACAGCACAGTCGACCGTGCCGTGGTTGCGCAGCCCGACCAACGCCACGTCGGAGCGGGTGGCTTGCGCGGGCGCGGGCTCGTCGACGGCGCGGCCGTCCATTCCGCTGCGCATCGCGACGACCATCTGGTCGGACTGCGCGGTGGTGATCGTCTTGGCCGGCTCGTCGGGCGCGGCGCCCGTATTGTTCGTTCGATTCGGCAGGACCAACCCGAGCCGGTCGTAGGTGAGGACGGTTGGGGCGGGCGCGGACGTCGACCGGGCAGCGACTTTCGCGCCGCCTGCGGACGTGAGCAAGCCGACCTGGCGGTCGTGCGCGGTCAGGGTCATCAGGCCCTCGTCGAGCGCGCGCGGAGAGATGCCCTGGCCGCCGGCGCGCAGCACGATGCCCATGTAGGCGGTGGTCGTGATCGTGCGCATCGGGTCGTCGAGGCTCCACACGCGGGCGTACCCCGGCCGCTCGAAGAGGTGACCGCCGACCGGCACCGGCCGCCGACGGGCCTGGCCGACGCGGACCACTCCGGTCTTGATCCGCTGGCGCGTCGAGCTGACCAGGCGCCCTGCGATCGGGTCGATCGGCACGGTGTCGTCGACGATGCTCCACGAACCAAGCACGGCGGGGGCCACGACCTGCTGGCAGTGCGGGCAGGTGTAGACGTACTGGTTCCGATGCCCGTAGCGGCCCCACTCCGCGAGCCGCGGGGTCGTGCGCCGCCGGCCGCTCTTCGCGGCTTTCCAGGTCTGGATGCCCGCGACGACGTCCTCACAGTCGGTGCAGTAACACGGTGGGCGCAGGTCGAGGTCGGGCTGCTGGCAGCCGCTGCGCGTCCAGACGACGTACAGGCGATCGCGGGACTGCGGGACGAGCGCGGCCTGGCTGTTGAGGTAGACCTCGCGGCCGGTGTAGCCGAGCAGCTCCATGCGCCGCCACCAGCTGTCGTAGCTGGACCCGCAGCTGCACATAACCCTCTTGCCGTTGACCACCTTCGGCGGGTGCTCGTCACACCAGAGCTTGACCTCTACGACGTTCTCGACGACGACGTAGTCGTAGCGGTGGTACTCGGTCCAGCGCGGGACGTCCCACATCGTCGCCCTGGAGCGGACGCTGTCCGGGTCGGCGCCCCGTGATCCGCTGTACGAGTGCGCCGGGCAGCTCGGTGAGAACCACGCGCAGTCGGTCCGCCCGAAGCGTGAAGGGTGTACGTTCTCGATCGACTGGCACTCGTGGTCGGTGTCGGGGTGGTTGGCGGCGTGCGCCTGAACGGCGATGTCGTCGTGGTTGATCGCGTACTTGACGCGCATTCCCGGGACGTGGTCGATCCCCAAGGCGGAGCCGCCGGCGCCGCAGAAGTGGTCGGCCCATGTGAGCTCGCCGCCCGGATCGTCGGCAGCGAGCAACTGGGGGATCGTCGCGATGCTCAAGCCGCCACCGCTCGGACGACATCGCGACGATCCCCGTTGATCTGCGGCTCGAGGCGCAAGAGCACCTGATGCCAGTCGATCGCGCACAACGGCACGCCGACGTCGCCAAGGATCTTCAGCACGCGAGAGCCGACCGCGACCTCCCCGACGCGATGCTCGTTCGCGTTGCGTGAAGGCTTGCTGACCTCCGACCCGTCGAACCCGTGCGCGAGCGCCGCCGCGCAGCACCTCAGGACATAGCCGCGGAGGAACCCGGCCAACTGCACGTCGCGATCCGGGACGTCGAACGCTCGGCCACGAAAGTAGAACTCCAGCCACACGTTGGTCGCGAGATCGTCGGCGGCCGCTACGGCGATCTGGCCCTCGAGCGTCAGCATGGGCAACGCTCGCGCTTTGTCACCTTCCACCTCTGTCCCCTTTCATCGCCCGCCACCGCGGCGGGCTCCATCTCCTCTAGGCGCCAGGCGCCGGAGTTCTCCCCCTCGCGAGCAACGTCGCCGCGATCGCCACGTCCCAACGCGTCAAATCCTTGGCCCATTCAGCGCGGACCGCGTCGGAGGTGACCTGGTCGAGCTCGGCGACATCGCACCCGCACTCGGCCGCGTGCGCGCGGGCTTGCTCCTCGCTGCCGATCCGCTCGTGCTCCCTGCAGATCCACAGCCGCGGCTCAGGCGTCATCGGCCCAGAGCCTCCGCCGCTTGCCGCCAGGCTCTCGCGATGCGGGCGCACTCCTCGGCGGTCTGGCCGAAGCCCTCGGGCTCGAGCAGGCGCGGCATGGCGTCTTCGATCTCCTTGACGATCGCGGCGCGCACGCCGGCGTCCTCACGGATAAGGCCCGCGTGCGCCGCGATCTGAGACGCGACCGTCTCGGACGCGCTGGTGAGCGTGCGAAGAATCGCGTACCGGGTCGCCGCGACGAACACGAAAGGATCGACGCGTGGGTCGCCCATCAGATCCATCCGAAGTAGGCCGCGGTGTGCAGAAGGAGGCGCTTGATCTCGTCGCCGAAGCCGAACCGTTCGGCGTTGTGCTCGATCGAGCGCCGCAGATCGCCGTCCGCGTGACGCAGCGTGGCGGCTTTCCAGTCGGCGAGCATCTCCAACATCTGGACGAGGTTCATCCCGTGGATGCCCTCCGCCTGGATCAGCATCTTGCCCTGCTGCCACGCGCTGTCCGGGTAGCCGGCCGAATAGATCGCGACCGGGTCACCGGGGATGAAGTGCTCCGGGTGGTGATCGCTGACGCGGTAATGGTGCTTGAGGCCCTCGCCCATGGCCGCGAGGCACGCGTTGTACTCGTCGCTGCCGTACGTCAGGTCCTTGAGCAAGGGCGTGAACTCGTCGAATACCGAGACTTCCGGCTCGACGAGCTTGGACGCGTCGTGCATCAGCGCGCGGCGCTGCAGGTCATCGAGGACCTGCAGCAGCTGGTGGCGGACCTCGCCGATGTGCTCGAGCGTCGCGGCCCGCGAGTCGTAGGTCATCGCGGTGCCGCCCATCCGCGGTGCGTCACGAACGGCTGGATCTCCGTGGAGGCGGCGTTGGCGCACGTGAGCTCGGCGCGGATCGCTGCGAAGGCGTCCGCGTCGGTGAAGCGGTCGATGAACGTCGCGATCACACGTAGGCCGGCGCGCGCGGCACGGAACACCGCCTGCAGCTGCCGGGTGTGCGTGATCGTCGCTTGGCCCGCGGGCATGCCGGTGAGGTGGGCGAGCCGCTCGGGAGACGTGGCTTTGACGCCGACGACCAGCAGAAACCGGTCGATCCGGTCGGCCAGGATGTCCTTGAGCGCGGCGATCCTGTCGGCCGTGAGGTCCGCGCCGTGCGTCTCGAGAACGAACGACGTGGCGGTGACGGTCCGCCGGCTGAGGATGGCGTCGATGACGGCGAGAACGTGGTCCCAGTGAGTTGTGGGCTCGCCGCCCGTGATCCTGCAGGCCGTCAGGCCGAGGCTGCGCATCCCGAGCTCAAGCCGTTCGGCGACGGCGAGAGGATTGAGAAGGCGGCGCGGCTCGATCCCGTCCCATCCTCCGCGCGCCCAGCAGTGCTCGCAGCCGTGCCGGTCCGCGACCCACCCGCAGCCCATGATCAGCGCCGTGTAGGTGCCGCCTGGGAAGAGGTCGCTCATCTGCGGGGTCCGCGAGAATCGCCAGTAGGGCGCGGTGATGTCAGGTGCGGCCACCGGCGTCCTCGGCCGGCCGTCTGAGCTGCTCGAGTAGCTCACGGACCCTGTCGGGGTCGGCGCGCAGTCCCTCGGCGAGCTCGCGCATGACCGAGGAGATCGACACGCGCTTCTCGCCGGGAGCGCGTGTCTCGTGGCGCTCGAGCGCGTGCCGGGTGAGCCACTTGCGCAGCTCCTGCGGCATCTGCACGTTCATCTGCACCATCTCTTCGTCCGCGCCGCGTTCGACGCGCCGTCGGTCCGTTACCGCCATTGGTCCCCCTAGCTCGGTTCGTGGCCCGGATCCGGGCGTTCGTCGCTGTCCCCCGCCTCGGCGCGCTCGGCCTGTCCGTAGACCGCCTCGATCTCTTCCTCTGAAGCGCCAGCCAGCAGCGCGGCCTGCGCGGAGGCGTCCTCGAGCGCCCACAGCAGCTGCAACGTCTCGTAGTAGTTCCGAAGCGCCACGATCTTGCGATCGGTCTGCGTCATCGCTTCGATTGGGACGGCGAGGCCAGCGCCGGCGGCGTCGACCTCACCATCTGCGTCCCGAGGACTCATACTCCTACAACCCTACAAGCTGCAGGTGACCATCTACCCCGTTCGAGGCCGCGCGTGGGCACGAGCCTCGGGGATTCCGAGAGCGAACCGGGCGGCTTCGTTCTGAGAGCCGAAATGCCGTGTGCGGGCACAGGTGCCGGATCGGACCCGGATCGCCCATCGCTGATCCGGGTCCGAGCGATCGATGAAGGGAAGGCTCACGGCACGCTCTTCGCGTGCCGCTCGCTCGGCGCTGGTCATGCGATGAGCCCGAATCCTGGCTCGTGATCCCCGCTCAGCCGCCGCGCAATCTCGTTGCGCTGGCGATCGGTCATCGAGCCGATGGTCTTGGTCTCCACCATCGGGATCGAAGCGAGGAACCGGCGGCAGCGTGTACGCCCCCAGCGGTGCTGGCTCATCAGCAGGTCCGCGATCGACATGCTCTCCGCCTCCCAAGGCCGCTCGAGCACGACCTCGGCCACGCTCGCCTCACCCTCTGACACCTGACGCTTGAGCTCCGCACGCGCAAGCCGCACGCGGTTGGCCTGCGCGAGCGCCCGCATATGCTGCGGCCCCGGCACCGGGACCTCGATCATGCCGATCCCGCCATCGCGAACGCCCGTTGCACGCGTGCCGCCTCCGTGATCTCCCCGCACCAGAGGCACGCGCCCTTTTCGTCGGTGGGCACGTCCTCGACGCACAGAGAGCAGTGGCTGCGCCGCGCGTCGGGCTCGTCCTCGACATACTCGGCGCGTTGGACGAGCAGCAGCCGCTGACGCAACTCGCAGTGCACGTGCCCCTGCGGTGTGTAAGTAGCCGCGAGAGTGGCGTCGATGTAGGCCAGCACGTCTCCCGGCCGCCCGTGGCGACGAGGGACGGGGGCGGCGCGTTGCGTGCAGACCGCGTCGTCGGTACGGGACGCGACGAGCTCCCACATCCGCACTCCGGCGCATGCGAGGGCGTCCTCGACATCGGTTCGCGCGACGAAGTCGCCGCGGACGCGGAGCTTGCCCTTCTCTCGCACCCACCATGACTGCCACCGGATGAGGCGCCGCTGGCCGGCGTCGTCATCCCAGCCGATCCCCGTGAGCGCTCGGGCCCGGGCGTCTTCGTCGCCGCGGCGCTCGTAGGCGAGAACGCGGTCGGCAAACCACGTGAGGAACGGCTTGGTCGGCACCGGGTCGGCGATCCGCTGCCGTCGCCGCCTGTCACGGAGGCTCATGACCTGCTGACCTGCAACTCGCGTGGCGAGATCGTCTCGCACCCGAGCCATGCGGCGACGATGCTCGAGCAATCCGGCCGCAGTGAAAGCAGGCGCTGGCCGTAGTCCCAGGACCCGACTGCGGCGAATCCGCCGCGGTCGACAAGCGAGCGCCTGATCGGCTCGTGGAGGTGCTGCTCGGCGGCGATCGCGACGCGATCCGCGAACGTGGACGCCGGCCCGTCGACGAGATCGCTGCTCGCGACCTCGTCGATCACGAGCCGCAGGTCCTCGGAGGGATCGGTGGCCGGGCCGACGATCCCGGCTCCCTGCTCGATTTCGTGTTGCATCCGCGAGCCGCTCATCGGCACGTAGACCGTGATGTTCATTTGGTTTGTCCCCTTTCCCGACCGGGCCGGTGGACTCCGTCCCGGGCTACTGCTGACCCACCTGACCGCGTCGCTCCAAGTTGCCCGGAGCTATGGCTAGTAGCTCCAGCACAAGAGATCTCGCCCCCGGCGGAGGTCTGATCACAGACCCCTTCCTCATCCGCGTTTCAGCTCCCACCTGGCGTTCTCCGCAGCCGTCTTGAACAGCAACGCGACGCTCTCGTCCGGCACGGTCGTCGTCGCCTCATGCGACTCCACGAGCGTGATCAGTTCGAGCGTGTGCGTCAGCGGCTCATCCAGGATCAGCATGCATCGCGCGCCGCGGCCCTCCGGGGTCTGCTCGGAGAACTCGATGCTGTCGTGCTTGAACCGGATCGCGCACGAGCGCACGGCGTCCGGCTGCTCGCGCTCCTCCTGCGTCTGCGGCTGGCGCTCCAGCAGCGACGTGAAGTCGAAGCTACGGTCGCCCGCGCTGAACCCGACCATGGCACAGTGGTGGCCTTCGCCGCGGAACTCGTCGTCGCGGACGCTCCAGCTGATCCCGTGCTCGGTGCGCGGCCGGTCACGAGCGTCCACGCGGCACCCGGCGCGCATGTCCGGGCGCTGCCAGCCGTTGTACTCCCACATCAGGACCATCGCGAACGTCCGGCCGGGGAGCATCCGCTCCAGCCGCCGCGCGACATGCGGCGCGTTCTCCGCCGTCAGCCAGCCCGTCCAGTCGCGCTCGCCCGTGCTGGGCGCCGCCGCCGGGTGCAGACTGGGGAGCGTGTCCATGCTCACGCGTGCATCGCCTTCTCTGCCCGGTCAAGCAGGCGTTCGATCTCGGGATCAACGATCGGGAGGAGCCCGTCCTCGGGATGCGGGAGCCCTGTCGGCAACGCCATCGGCTCCATCTGGGAACCGGTGCCCACCAGCACGGCCGCGGATGCCCGGCAGGTGCGCAACTGCCCGAGCGCTGCGGTCAGGGTCGCGCCGGCCTGCCGGTGGTAGCGCCGCGCGATCCCGGCGCCCGAGTCCAGCTCGACGCCGGCGACCTCGAACCGGCCGACGACCCGCTCGAGCGTGCTGGCGTAGAGGTAGATCTCGTCGCCCACTCGAAGCGCGGCGGGCCGGCGGCGGCGGATCACTGCGGTGACGGCGCCGCCGAGGATCGCGACCGTCGCGGCTTCGTCGACCGCCATCAGCCAGCGCATGATGCGCCTTCGATCTGCTCGATGATGGCGTCGAGCTGGGTGATCGCTGATGCCGGGTTGTCCTCGATCGCAGAGCGCACGTCGCGGAGCCGCCCGAGGATCGAAGCGTCGACGCTTCCGCCGCCCAACACCTCCATGTCGCTGCCGATGGCAGTCGCTTTGTAGAAATGCTGCAGCGCGCCGCGGCGCGGCTCGGTGCGCACGAGCTCGACACAGTCGTAGTCGCGCAGCATCCGCACGTGGTAGCTGGCCACGCCCAGCGGCACCTCGAGCTCAGCGGCGAGATCGCCGGGGCTTCGCACGTCGTCCTTGAGCGCGCTCAGGATCCGGACCCTGAGCGGGTGAGCGAGCGCCTTCAGCGCCCGTTGACGATTCTCGGCTGCCGAGGCGTTCACGCCAGCCACCCATCTCTCGATCGATCGAGCACGTCTTGTCCCCTTTCAACTCACCGCCCACGTCAGGACGGCGAGAATTGACCCTACATTCCTACGGACCTACCGACCAGTGACGCGAACCTAAGCGCCACCGCCCACTAGAGCAGCACGTTCCCTGATCGCTCAGCAACTCGGCCTCAGCACAGGTTCGCGTGCAGACCTCACACGACGATCTTCACGCAGACGCGGTTCGGAGCGACAGGCGGCGACCGATCCGTTCAGGAGCCGGTCGCAACCGGCGACGACGGACACGATCGCGCACAGCAGCACGCCAAAATCCAGCCAGCCAGGGACTCGAGGCACATCAGCGACCACCACACAGGCGATCGCCGCTGCGCCACCGAGCACGACCATGGCCGGCCGGAGCGCGGCGAGCAGCCGCTGGCTATTCGGAGTAGGCGCCATGCTGTTCCTTCGTCCGGTGAAACCCTCACCGCGCACTATACCTATTTCCTATAACCCTACAACCCTAGCTGCATGACTGGCGCGTCCGCGTCCGGACAGTCAGGTACTAGTTACGGGGTCGATCCACCAGCGGAGGATCACCCGCGTCTGCTGCACCGGGCCTTTGAGGAAACGGACGCCGGCGAAACGGAAGTGCGCAGGGTCGTCGTCCGGGATGAAACGCCCGTCCGGCCAGTAAGGCACGAACTTAGGCTTCCGGGTCTTCTCGTGGAGGACGAGCTTCCCGTTCTGCACGAGCGGCGTCTTGTGCCGGCTGCCGGTGAGCGCGTCACCGAAGGCCTTGGAGACCGGGGTCTCGAAGTTCACGCCGTCACGGCGCGCGTTGCGGAGGAACGTAAGCTCGGCGCGCGCCTTGACCCGCGTCGCGCGGGGCATCCCTGCCGCGACGAGCTGTTCCTCGAACGCCTCGATCCACCGCCTGGTGATCGGGCCGGACTTGTACCACGGCATGTACCGCGTCTTGTTGAACGACGGCGGCGTGTCGGCGACGACGAGCTCGATGCGGCCCGTCGCCGCCTGCAGAGTCATGTTCGGAGAGGGATCCCGAGGACCTCCAACGCGGCGCGCGCCTGGGCGGCGAGTTGCCGAGCGGCCTTGGCATCTATGGCGATCCCTCCGGCAGTATGGACGATGTGCGCCTCAGGGACCGCCCCGCCCCGGATCCCGGCCCAGGCGCTCGCCGGGCCGGACTGATAGATCGGGACTCGCACCTTCGTCCCCAGCACGATCACTTCCGCGGAGAGGTTGGAGAGATCGTTCATCCCCGAAGCACCTCGCCCTCGCTGCCTGACGTAGCGCCCTCTTCGTTGCTCGCCGGCGTCGAGCAGTTGTGGTCGCGGCGCCACTCCTCGAGCGCTCGGCGGACTTCGCCTGGCGACGTCGCTGATGACGCGGTGAACGTTGCTCCGCACCGGCATGACTCGGAGACGTTCACCAGGTGTCCACTTCGTCCGCCACGTACTCGGGCACCGGAGGCGGCTCGTCGACGACTACGGCGTCGACGATGACGTCCTCGTCGACCGTACCGCGAGCCGCCTGGGTCGCCGCCCTGGATTCGCGTTGTTCATACGCTTCCGCGCTCTCCGGGTCGAGCCCGCCGGCGGCGATGATCTGCTGCCGCACCATCTCGGCCTCTTCGGAGTACGCCAGCAGCGCCTCGCTGCCCGGGTCGGCGTCGTCGATGCGCTGCTGGAGGCCTTCCCAGCGGCGAGTTAGCGACTCCGCGTCCTGCCGCGGTTCGACGCGCTTCGGGGGACCGTCGTCGGTGAAGCTGCTCGTCTCGACGGCTGTTCCGAGCGCGTCAGCGGTTTGCTGGTCGACGTCTACTCGCTTGCCTGCGGGTCCCATGGTCACGGTCACGTCGTGGCCCGCATCGCGGAGGTCAGCCTGCACGCGCTCTGCGGCCACGTCGTAGAAGCCGTCCGCGTCCTCCGGGTCGCGTCCATCGAACGACACGTCGACGACGCCGTCGGTCGCTGTCGTGGCCGGCCGCGGCGGGTCCTCGGAGAGGTGATAGTGCGCGTACAGCCGGTCACGGAGGTCGGTGAGGAAGTCGACGTCGCTCTCGTAGGCGTTGGTGTCGCGGAGCTTCTCGATGATGTGGACCGCGTGGTCGATGATCCGGCGGGTGAGGGCCTCGCGGGTGTCAAGCGAGCGGAGCTCTTCGAGTGCCTTGCCGGGCGCGATGTGCGGGTTCTCCCACATGAGCGTCTCGAGCGGAGTGGTGTCGTGCTCGCGGGTCTCGCCACCGGTCTTGACGGGACCGATGGCGCACCAGAGGAGCAGGAGGATCTGCTCCCCTGGCTGGAAGTCCTGCTTGACCGGGAGCGGCTTGGGCTTGGCGATGACCAGCGAGGCCTTGCTCGGGCGGGGGCCGAGGACCGTGTTGCTGATCGTCGGTTCGTCGCCGGTGTCGAAGGCGAGGCGGCCGCGTCCCTCGTCGACGGGGTCCTTGCCGTGCTCGGGCTTCTCCGGCTCGTCGAGCGCGTCCGTGACGATCTTCTCGACGACGTCGCCGAGCATCTCGGCCGCCTGGGCGACGGTGATCTCGTCGTCGGCGCCCTCGCGAGCATCCGACGGCGGCGCGACGAGGGGGTCGGCGCCGTCGAAGGGTGGGATGACGTCGTCGCCGCCCGGCTCCCACGGCTGGACGGGCACGATCCAGGAATCGATGAATCCGTACTTGTCCTGCAGCTCGGTCATCGCCGTGTCTCGCGCGCCTGGAGCCGCCTTGATGAGCACGGCGTCGGCGTGCCTCACGAAATCGACGAGCTCGCGGACGTGCGCGAGCTGCTCCGGCCGCCAGGCCTCCAGCGCCGCGGTCGGAACGTTGGCGATCACGACACCGGCGGTGGTGCCGGGCAACGGCGTGATCTTGCCGCGGTCCTTCTGGAGGACCGCCACCTCTTCCTCAGGCTGTGGAAACACGATTCCCCGCGGGCCTGGTCCTTCGATCTCGGCCTGCACCTGGTCGTCCCCACGCTCAGCGAAGCGGACGATGCGCGAGACTTCACCGTCGTCGCTGTAGAGCTGGTCCCCCGGCTGGAGGTCTTTCGCGGCGACGCGCAGCGTCCGCGGCCGTCGGGTTCGTTCAGCGGTCGCCACGGTCGGCGCCCTCCTCATCGTTCGAGTCCTTGGCCGTCACCCGAACGATCGGGAACCGGCCCTTGATCTTGCTGTGCAGCGTCTTGCCGACGGACGCGCCTTCGCGCAGGTCGGCGTCGACGAGCGCTTTGAAGTCGTCTTCCGGGACCGCCGCGTAGCGGTAGAGCCCGCCGTTGGCGAACTCCACGAAGAGGTCGTTCGGCTCGACGACCGGGACATCAACGCCTCGCTCGGAGGGATGGGCAACGACCGTGCAGACCGTGGTGTCACCGGCCCGCATGTTCGAGTCGCCCTCGCCCACCTGCGCGCCGCATCCGCTGCAGATGAACACGCCGCTGGCGACGTGCGCGATCCTCGAGACATTGCTCGACGAGACCGACCTCCACGGCAACCCGGCGATCTCGGCCGCCGGCATCTTCACGACCTCGGTCATGTGACCTCCATCAGCTCAGGGTTGGCCCGTAGGCGATCGCCCTCGTCGACGACGAGCCCCGATGTCCGCAGCGTCTTGACCGCGGTGTTCCACGACCCACCCCGCGGCGCTCTGCCGGTCATGTCGCCGAGCAGGTCACGAGTCAGCGCGTCCGGGTACGCCTCAACGAGCGTGTCGTAGAGGTCTTGCGCGGCGGCCGGCAGCTTGGAGCGCCACAACGCGACGAGCGCCGCCGGCGAGGGGGCTTGAGCGCCGGGGAAGAGCTCGAGCGCGGCCGCGGTCGGAGCGACGCGCTCGCCGCTTTGCTCAACCCACCCGGCAGACAACGCCTTCAGTGCCGTGTTCCACGACCCGCCGCGGGGCTTGCGTCCCGTGTAGAGCGCGAGCTGCTCGCGAGTCAGGCCCGCGGGGAATGCCGCGAGTGCTTCCAGCAGGTCGCGCGCGGCGACGGAAAGACGGCTGCCCTGGCCGTTCGCGGGCGCAGCCAGGGCAGTTGACGGGTCCGATCCCGCACCGCGGGAGCGCCGACGGCCGTCAAGTCCGCCGTTCGGATCACGATCCCCGCCACCTGGCGCCTTCAACGGAGTGCTCTCCGGGGCCGCGGAACTCTGGACCCCCTCCGTGCTGGCCGGGGCGCTGCGCGCCGCGCCGTCGTCCTGCGTGAAGTCTTCAGGCCGGAATAGCTTCTGGAGCACCCGCGCGTAGTCGGCGATCTTCTGCGCGTCGCCGCCGATGCTCAACAGCGCGCCGAACACGTCCGGGCGCCGCTCCAGCGTCTTCTCCAGCTCAGCGAGGCGGCGAAGCGCGACGTCGAGCCGCGCCTGCAGGTCTCGCTCAGCCTGTGTCTCTACCTCATCCGCGGCGTCCGGGCCGCGGTCGATCGCGACCTTGAGCTGCCCCTCCAGTTGGCGGACGCGTTCGCGCAGCGCACCGGGATCGTCAGCTTCGACACGCTCGACGGTCTCGGCCAGCAGCGCGCGCAGGGCGTCGAGGTCGACGTCTGCGCGCGGCTTGGGCTCGAGCGCGCGCGCATTGTCAGCGGAGCTGTCAAACGTCGACTTCGGGCGGATCAGGAACGTGCCCTCAACGCCGAGTCGCGGGGCGCTGACGCGAGCGTATCCCTGGTCGAGGCGGCTGATCTCGTTGATCAGGGCCTTGGCGTCTTCGCCGGCCTCCTCAAGCCAACCGCGCAGCTGCGCCTTGTCGTTGTTGCCACGGACCGCGTGAGCGATGACGACCTCGCACAGCTCGAGGACGTCCTTGTGAAGCTTCGCGAGCCGCGGGGTGATCACCACGAACCCCAAGCCGCGCCGGCGCCCGAGGCCAACCACGTCGTTGACAGCGCCGAGGCAACGCGCCGCGTGCCCGCTCTCGTCACGGATCCCTTGCGGTGCGAAGCGGTGACCCTCGTCGATGACAACCAGGATCTGGCTGTGGCATCGCTCGTAGAGCTCGGACAGGAAGTCTGCGACGAACCGCTGCCGCGGCGCCCATCCGTTGAAGTAGGGCCGGTCGAGGTCCAGGATCGGGCTGTGACCCTCGTCAGCGACCAGGCGAGCGACGGCTCGGCCGGCGTGCTCGTCCAACGGGACGTCCCCGTGCTCGCCGCCGAGGACGATCATGTCGACGCCGGGCCCGTTGCCGTCTGGGGAGCGGGTGATGCCGTACCAGGCGCCCGACGGGTCGATGACCACGACCTGCGCGCCGGCGCGGCGCGCCTCCTCGACGATGCAGACCGCGGTCGATGTCTTACCCGTCCCGGTCTGACCTGTGAGAGCGGTGCGGCGGTGAACGATCTCGAATGGGAGCTCGAGATCCTCGCCGAGGCGGAGCGCAGCCGCAGTGATAGCGGTCAAGGCGCCAGCTCCTCGGACGCAGCGATGGCCTTGTGCTCGTCGGCCGCGGCGAGGTCGATCGCCTCGAGATCCGCCGGCTCCCACTGCCCCGACAACCGGGCGTAGCCACGGACGAACGCTTGCGTCGCATCCTCCAGCGCGCTGATCGCCCTCGAGAAGTCCCGTGCCGCCGCGCGCTGATTGGCGTAGTCCTGATCGCACATGCGCCGGTAGATCGCAGCGCGATCCGTCGCCGTGGCAACAATTGCGGCGAACGTCCCCCACGCGAGCTCAGACGGATCGACGGCAGTGACCGGGCGTGGCCGGCCCTCGCTCGGAGGAGGCAACTGGCTCACGACGCGACCTCGAGCTGCGGGAACTCGTCCCACGTGACGCCGTCGATCTCGCGCGGTCCACCCGGGCGCGCACCGCCGTGCTGCTTGTGGAAGTAGGAGACGCCCTCGCGCTGGCAGGCGTCGCGGATGTCGCGGCACCAGCCGAGGTCCATCGGCCGGTGGTCGGCCCCGCTCTCTCCGCCGGTGATGATCCACGAGATGCCGTCGAGGCTGAGTTGTGGGCGCTGCTTGCCGTCCTCCCACATCGGGAACCGGGCGTCAGGCGTCGGGTCGGGTCGCCAGTCGCGCGCGTCGAACATCAGCGGCCCGAGGAGCGGCTCGGCCGAGATGAAGCGCGCGGCCGCGGGTGTCTCGCGGAGCACGTCAGCGCGGCTGACGAACTCGCGCTTGCCGAGGCTGACGCCGAGCCAGACGTTGTCGAGCTTGTCGAAGCCCTCCTCGATCATCTCGGCGACGATGAACGCGTTCGCGATGCGGCGCGCCCGGGCGATGTCGAAGATCGCCTGCATGGTGAGCTTGCAGAACTGCCAGCTCTTGAGCAGGTCGCGCATCCGCTCTGGGCGCTTGGTCAGGACCTGGAACGTGTGTCGGTGGGCGAGCGCCATCACCGCGAACACGCGGGCGATGAACTCGTCCGGGACCTGCTCGTGGAACAGGTCGCTCATCGAGTTGACGAAGACGAGCTTGCCGTCGGCCTTCCCGGCGCGGCGCGCGGCGTCGCCGAGCCCGCGCCAGTGCTTCGCGTTGCTGAACGGCTCGCCCAGCTTGTGCGGCTTGAGGATCACGTTCTCGGTCGCGTTGGCAGGCAGCCACGGGAGTTTCGAGAGGCCGAACTTCAGCGCGATCGTCTCGGCGTAGCAGTTGGCGCACTCCGTCGACTTGATGCTGCAGCCGAAGGTGGGGTTCCAGGTGACGTCGGTCCAGCCGATCGCGGTCGCCTGGCTCATTCGTCGCCGCCTTCCGATGACTCAGCAAGCTGGGCGACATCGCGACCTACATCGGTGAGCCCGAAGGTCCTCGGGCGGCCGCCGAACACGATCTGCAGGAGGCCCCGGCTCTTCAGGCGCACGATCGCGCTGGCGACCGCGCTCTCGCTGAGGACCCAGCGGCGCGTGGAGAACGACTTCGTGACCGTGAACCCCGCGAAGTCATGGACCGTCTGCGCTCCCCGGCCCGCCCGTTCGCGAGCGTAGAACTCTGCGAGAAGCCCGCGCTGCTGAAGCGTGAGTCCCTTCGACGCGTCAGCGGGCACGTCGCCACCACGTCAGCCGAAGGCCCTCGTCCCACTTGGACTCGACGAACCCTTGCTTCTCGAGCGCCGCGAGCTTCTGGCCCGCGCTGCGCCGGTCGGCGCCGGCGCGGTCAGCGATGTTCCGGGCGAGGTCCCAGTCGTCGTGGACCGCGGCGTGCAGCGGTCCCAGGTCAGCGGCCATCCGCGGCCTCCTTGGGCGTCGGGTAGTCGGGGTACTGGCGCCATGCGCCGTCCTCGAGGTGGAAGAGGCGATCGCCGACGAGCTGCATCTCGCGGGTGCGCGGGACCTGCTCGCCGATCAACTGCTCAAGCTGCCCGGTCGTCATCGATGACCTCCACGAGCGCGAAGCGATTCGGTGTCATCCAGCCCTGAAGCCATGCGACGAGCCGAACCGCAAGGGCTGCCGCCCAGCCGGTCGCCACGTCGAACTGCACCGGAACAGCGGCCGCCAGTTGGACATCGCTTGGGTACCACTCGCCGCAGAGCGCTGTCCATGTGAGCGGCTCGCCTCGGAAGAGGACCGACTTCGTCATGTCGCGATCCGGAAGCCGTCAACGAAAAATCCGACGATCACGCCCAGGTAGAAGCAAAACGCGGCGAGGATGAGCAGCGCCGCGGCGATCGCGACGGCGATCGTGATCTGCACAGCACGCTTCTTGCGCTCCTGCTCCTTCGCTGGCTCGAGCCACTCGCGAGCGCGGACTCGCCACTCAGAGATCACCGCACGCTCCGTTCCACCGGGCGCTGGACGTGCCCCATCTCCGGATCGAGAAGACGCTCGACGTCGCGCTTGGAGATGCCGAGCTGCTCAGCGATCTCGGTGACGCTCATCGCCTGGGCGAACATGACGCGGGCGCGTTCAGCGCGCTCGCGCCGGCACTCGCCGGCCGCCATGTGAGAGCACTTGCCGCACTGGAGCGCGCCGCGGCGCACGATGACGCGCCCACAGCCGCAGAAATCGCCGTCGCCGCGCGGCGCGCCGAGCCTGACCGGGCTACCAGGCATCGTCAGCAGGGATTGCGGTCTCCGGCGCGGGAGTCTCGGGCTGGTGAGCGGCCGGGACGTAAACGGCGTCGCTGTCGGCGCCTGCGATCGCGTTCCGCGTCTCGGTGAGAAGCGATTCCTGCTCACCCTGCGCCGGCGTGGTGGCCGCGGCGGCCGCCGCTCGCGCTTGCGAGAGGTGCTCGCGCACTTCGCGCATCCGCAGCTCCTCGGCCGCGCGCTCAGCGCGCCGCAGCCTCTCACGCTCAGCGAGGATCTCTTGCGCTCGGGCCACGCCTTCCGAGAACCCCTCGGGGTCGCTCCATGACCAGAACCGGCACGCGAAATCCCACTGCGTCTCACCAGGCCCTTTCACGAGGCCGACGTCTGCCGGACGGCGGCGCCGCGCATAGCCGCCGACGAGAAGGCCGTAGCGCTCCATGCCGAGCTCGTCCGGGTACGTCCAAGGGTCGATCCAGAAGAACGGGTTCGCCGGGTGCGGCGGCGTGCTGATCCACGCCTGCCCCATCACGGTGTCGATCAGGGCCGTGACCGGCGTCGCGAGCCTGCGCGCGAGGTCGGAGAGTCGATCGCTGGCCGCTTCACGATCGAACGGGCCACACAGCAGCTGGCCGCGGATGTACCCGATGCGCTCGGCCGAGAGGCCCGAGACCCCCCCGAAGGTCTCGGTCGACGTCCGCTGATGTGGGCGTTTGTACGCCGACATGCCGCCGTCGAGGATCTTTTTCACCAACAATCCCGGCGTTGGTCTATATGTTTGTCGCCCTTGCTGGTCGTCCCAGAACGCTATTGCTCCTAGAACCCCATCGAGCCCGCCCTCAGGGACCCGCGCGATCAGGCGCTCCGGATCGTCGACTCCGCGCTCCGCAAGCATCGCGACCAGGCCATCGCGAGTTATCGCGCGCGAGTCCGCATGCAAGCCCTGAGACGACACTCCTACAACCCTACAACCAGCCTACGACAAGGAGCTCCGCGCATGCCCCGCCTGCCCTCCAAGCCGCCAGCACCCCAGAAAACTCACCCATGGGAGGAATGGATGAACGGGGAGGAGCACGAGCTCGAGCAAGGCGTCGACTTCCCAGGCCAGTTCGAAGCGTTCCGCAACCGCTTCTTCAATAAGGCCACCGAAGCTGGGATTGAAGTCCGCACCGCGAAGGTGACCCAAGCCCGGACCAAAGCCATCGCCGCCGCGCTCGAGAGCGGCCGGCGGACAGTCGAAGCGTTGCCGGATGTCATCGAAGCGGCGACCGACCCAGATGAACGCAAGAGGCTCAAGGATCGTTTAGCGCGCATGCGGCGCGAGCGCCGAGACACCACGGATCTCCTGATCTTCCGGTTCTACCCGAACTCTTAAAGGCGACAGCCCCGGCGGGGTATGTGGCCGGGGCTGCGCGCGCTGTGAGAGGTAGAACGAGGTACTGCAGGGTGTCTCCTACAGGGTAATGGCCCTGTAGGACATCTCGTCAAGAACGCAGTGACTGGGGCGGCACGTCGCCGTCCCATCCCGCGAGGTCGTTGAGCCACGCGAGCAGCCGGCGGTTATCAGTCCGCACACCCCAGTCATCGACGGCCCAACGCGTCTGAGCGCGGTAGAACGCGCTCACATCGACCCCGGTCGCTTCCAAGATGCTGCCCGGAGCGAGCCACATAGCGAAAGCCTCCGCGAATTGCTCACCGATGTCGCGAGGCTGGTAGCTCGTGAACGGCAACATCGACGGGACAAGGCCGCTGGAGTGAATGTGACGCACCTCGCGGTCCCCGGGCGACCAGAACACCCGCCACCGCACGTGCGGCTTGATGAGCGCGTTCCAGAGCGCGTGCCCAAGCTCGTGCAACACGACACCGACCAGGTACTCGCCGACGTATCCACGCCCCGCCCACGGGATGTGCACGGCCGACGAATAGCGGCCGCTGCGCTCACGTCGGTAGAAGCAGCTCGCCGAGTCGCGGTGCCTCATGACGTGCCGGCGCCCGTCGCGCTCGTACTCGAACTCACCGTAGTCCGCAGATAGCCCTGCGAAGACCGCGTCCCCCTCGAAGAACGGGCAAGGGCCGATCCGCTCCAGGATCGCCGGCGGGACCAGGTCGATCGCCGTCCCGATGCGCCCTGCGACCGTGCGCGTGCAGCTGCGCTCCGGCAGGGGCGTCACAGCGGCGTGAAGTCCCAGCCGAGCGACCACGGCCGGTACGACTCGCTGTCCTCGTCGGCCACGTGACGCTCGGCCGTGTACAAGCCCGGTTGTACGGGCGGCCCTCCGGCGTTGGCGAGCGCCCGGTGAAACGCGCAGTCCTCGAGCGGCTTCGCCGGGTCTTGACCGGCGATGGCACGCTCGGCGTCCGTGTGCGCGATCGTGAACCCAGTCGCCCGCAGCTCGACGACGTGAACGTCCGTGAGACCGCGGTCAGCCTGGACACGCTTGAGGTCGTCGACCGTCACGCGATCACCCCAATGTTGACCAGGGTCCCGAAGGTGATCAGCACGACCGCGCCAACAAGAGCGACGATCCGCAGAGGCATCGGCGACGCGAACGTCCGCGGCATTGCGGCCAGCAGCAGCAAGACGATGACCACGAGCGCGAACAGCGGCGTCACAGCGCACCCACGATCAGAGCCGCGACAGCGATCGACACGACGTGAAAGACCTGATCGACAGCCATCCGGACCAGCATCCCGACCGTGAAGACCGGCACCGTCCACTCCCGCAGGTCGCGCCGTAGGTCATCGAGATCTGCTCGCAGCGTCTCTCGCTCGAGCGGGCCGCGTCGGCGCGGGCGGACTCGCATGTGTATCTCGTCGAAGTCCATCTTGTACGGGCGGTGCTCGGGATTGGCCGCGTCTGCGCTGATCGCGGTGGCCATGTACGCCGGCGTCTGACGCATCAGCCGCGCCCACCACGCGACCGGCGTGCGCGTGTCGATCACGAGGTGCACGAGTGCAAGGGGAAACGCAAACCAGCCGAAAACCAGGGCCAGCAGCGCGCAGTGGATGCCGGCGTGCACGTACGCGGCGGGATGTCGATTCCACAACGACGGACTCCGCTGCTGACGAGTGCGCGTGTCCATCCCGCTCTCGCCATCATCGATATAGACCGTGCCCGGCCGCCGCTCGGATTTGTGCTCTGCGATCCAAGCGTTCTGCAGCATCCAATCGGCGATCAGATGCGCGACGAGACCCCAGACGAGCAGGCCGGTCGCGTCGAGATCGAACGGGTTCACCTCAGCTCCTCGCAGTCGTCGGCGCCGCGGACCTCGAGGGACGTGATCTCCCCGCCGGAGAGCAGCCAGAAGCGGTTGCGGTCGTCGAGGAATCCGACGCGGCCTTCGAACGGGCCCGGAACCTTCAGGCGGACGCGGCCCTGGATGCTCTCCAACAAGCTCGCGAGGAGCGAGTAGTGGTGGTTGTCACTCATGACGCCGGCGCTCTCGAGCTTCTCGACCGCTCGCGCGCGGACCGCGTCCCATTGCTCGAACTTGATCCCCTCCGGGTCCTGGGTCTGGTGGAGCGTGAGGCCGGAGACGGTGCCGGTCATCGTCTCCTCGAGCAGGCCCTCGACGCTTACGCCGAGCGCGAGTCCGAGCGGGTGAAGGATGAGCGTGTTGATCGTCGCGATCAGGCCCTCATCCGAGAGCCGCTGCGCGAGCGCGGCGCCTCCCGTCGGCTTGTAGTCCTCGACCTTCACGGCGCGGCGGGTGGGTCGATCTTGCCTACGGTGACCGACTTGAGGTATCGGGACGGCTTGTCGCCCCAGTGGGCCGTGAGCGTGTGGCCGGTGGTCTCGAAACCTTCGGAGGGCGGGCGCCCGGATTCGCGTCGCGCAACGAACGCAGCGGCTCGCGTCGGGAACTCCTTGACCGCTATGACGAGGTCGAAATCGCCGAGGAGCGTCCCGATCGAGTAGTTGGTGAGCGGGACCCCATCGAAGGCCGCCTCGAGCGCGCGGCGCGCGGTCTCGTGCGGGTCTGCGTCTGGGTCGGCCTCGTCGACGACCACCGCTGCGCGCTGGATCATCGAGTCGTGCAGGTTTAGGCTGCTCATGCGAAGAACTCCTCTGCGTCGTAGTAGGCGACCCCGGCGTTTCGGGCAGCCGCGAGATCGGTGTCCATGTCGCCGATGAACGCCGTCCACTCCGGGCGCGCGCCGTAGAGCTCCATCGCGTCCTCGAGCATCCGGCCGCTCGGTTTCCTCCGCCCGGGATCCCAAGCGCGATCGAACTCGCGACCGCACTCCGCGGGCTTGGTGGGGTGCGCGAAGCACACGAACACCGGCGTCTCCTGCGGCAGCCCGAGACAGCTCTTGACGACCCGCATCTTCATGTGGACCTGCGTCTCGGTCTGGTAGCCGTGCGACACGCCCGCCTGGTTGGTCACCAGCGCGACGACGCCGCCGGCCGCGCGCAGCTCGGCGAGCTTCGCGCGGCGCCCAGGAAGCGGTTGGACACGGTCGTAGTCGCTGCGCGGCGCGCCGGCGCGCAGGAAGGACTCGACGAGCGTGCCGTCGACGTCGAAGAGCCAGAGCCACGTCACCGGAAGCAGCACTTCTTGGCCTTCCTGCCGGATTGGCATGTGCAGGGGTCGTTGCGGCCGGGCGCGCTGGCGGCGCGGCGCTGCAGGACGCGCGGTCGGACTTCGACGTTCCGGGGTTCTCGGGCGAGCTCGTGGTAGAGCCGGTCTGTCTCCGGCGCCGTCCGGCACGCGGGGCATTCGCCGTTCCCGGTCCACCCCGTCCACGCGCACGCGCTGCAGGTGCTGACGCGCGTGGCGTCGTCGGTGGTGACGGTCATTCGCGTTCGCGGCCGACCGCGCGTAGCCAGTCGGTGAGGGCGTCGCGGAAGTCGGCGACCTCGCCGGCGTCGAGCTCGCTCTTGACGGTGCTCGTGTCGATCAGGCGCCCGGCGTGGTCGCTGAGCGACTGCCCGGGCGGGAGGCGCACGCCGATGAGCAGCCCGATCCGTTCGAGGCCGGTGCTCGTCCGCGCGGTGCGGACCTCGAGGCCGTCCGCTTCGAAGACGGGCTTCATCGACGGTAGGCGGGGCAGTCGGTGGAGTGGTGCCGGCTCCCGATCTGCGTGGCGCCGCACGTGCAGCCGTCCGGGGTGCGAGGTGGTCCCTGCGGACGGGTGTGGCGGGCGGGCGGCACGACGGGCTTCTGCCAGCCGGCATCGTCGTCACGGCGCTTGTGTGGCTTGGCGCGCTCGCTGACCGTCTCGCTCGGCGCCGCGTCGGCTTGGTCGTGGGTGACGTAGCGGCCGGTCACGGCGGACCGGAACCGCGTGATCCACCGGCGGATGCGCCTGGGCTTGGTCATCGTGCCTCCCAGGTGCCGGGTTGGAGGGCGTAGTCGTAGACGATGCCCTCGTGTGTGCCGAAGATCCGGGCGGCGATGAGGCCGCCGCGGTCGTCGCCGACCGCGATGGTCTTGCCGTCGGCGAGGGTGTAGGCGACCGGCGCCTCTTCGGTCTGCTGCGTCTCCGGGTTCCAGCGCGGTTGCTTGCGGCCGTCGCCCTGGACGAGGATGCCTTCGCTGACGAGAACGTCCTCGCGGAGCTCTTCGAGCGGTCTGCTCACCGTGTCCCCTTTCGTGCCTGCCGCTGCGCGCGGCGCTTCTTCTTGCGGGTCTTGGACGCGACGCGCGCGGCATCACGCCGCGCGGCGCGGTCCTGGCGGATCTCGTCCGCGGTCGGGAGCCGGCTGACCGGGCGCGACGCCGGCGCGGGGTCTTCGCGCCGCGGAGGCGCCGCGGCCGCGGCGGTCAGCACGCCGCGCATCTCACGGTCGGTCTTGTCGTCGACGCGATCGCCGTCGCGGTAGACGTGCCCGTCAACGCCGATCGTCCACACGCTGCCCCACCGCTCGACCTGCACCTCGCCGGCGTCGCCGTCTTCGCTCGCGGCGGTGTTGACCGGCTCGCGTCGCAGGTAGGACAGGTCGACGGCGCGCGGGTCGTTGAGCCCGCCGGTCATCCCGCCGCGACCGCCTGGCGCGAGACGTACTCGACCGCTGCGGCGAGCAGCTCTTCGCTCGGCGGCGCGGCCGCGTCGGGGTCGACGACGTCGAAGAGGTGCTGCACGAACCCCGCGAGCGCGGCGGGCATCTCCTGCTCACGGATCCACTTCGCGATCAGCCCATGCCGGTTGGTGACGCCCACCTTCGCGAGCGAGTGCGCGACGTGGTACTTGATCGTCTGCTCCGTCAGCCAGAGCTTCCGGCCGATCTCCTTGTTCGTGAAGCCGCGCACCACAAACAGCGTCACCTCGAGCTCGCGGGCGGTGAGGCCGTAGGGGCGATGCGCGTCGCTGACGTCTTCGATCGACGGGATCTGAGTCATGCCCGAGGCTCGGGGTCGTAGGCGAACCGGACGGAGCTGTAGTCGGCGGCCATCCCTCGGAACGTCGTCGTCGCCTTCCCTGTGTTCGCGGGCCATTCCCGCTCGCGGTCGAGCCGCGCGGCGAGCGCAACGTCGCCGGCTGCGACGGCCTTCCGGACATCGCAGCCGCCTTCGGCTGTCCATTGCTCACAGACCGGGCACCGGTTGAAACAGCCGCCGGCGTCGAGGGTGTAGGCGATGGGGTGGCGGCGGAGGAGCGCCTTGGTGTCTTCGGGCAGCGCGAGATCGCTGGCTGGGAGGTGGTAGGTGCCAGCCGGGACGCGATTCGGCGCGCGCAGCATCACGATCTCGCCGGGCAATCGAATGGGCACGGCTCGCCGGAGGGCGCGCCGCACAGCCCGCACTCCTCACCCTGGTCCGGCTGGCGTGGGAGCTGCAGGCCGAGAGCGCGTTCGTAGCGGTCGAAGATGTGCGGCGGCGCGAGGCCCTTGCCGGCGAGGCGTTCCGCGACCGACGCGAGCAGCTCGAGGTACGCGGACACGTCAAGCGGCGCGCCCGGCTCAGCCGCGGTCGCGGCGCGCGGCTCGTTGGCCGCGGCGAGAACCTCGTCCGGGACGGGTGTGCCGATGACCGGCCCCTCGAGGACTGTCGGAGCCGCGGCACTTGCTTCCCGGGCGGCCCAGGCGCGGTCGATCTCGTCGACCGGGGCTTCGGCGTGCAGGCCGAGGATCCACCGTTGCCGCTGGATCGAGTCGGGGGCGCCGACGATCGTGGCGCGGCCTTCCTCGGTCTCAAGCCACCGGGTGTCGTAGCCGAGCGCTCGCAGGTCCGCGCACTCGGGGCACGCGCAGAGGCCGCCGCCGTCGTAGGACCGGCCGTCAGAGCAATCCGCGCCGCAATACCGGCACGCCGGGGGCTCCGCATCGCCGCCGGCGATGAACCGCGCAGCGCGCGCCCCCTCAGGCCCGTCCGCGTACGCGCGCCACGGGTCATCGCGCTCGACGGTGAACGTCTCGACCTTCTCACCCTGCTCAAGTGCGCCGGCCAGCGCGGCGAGCTGCTCAGCGTCGTCGGCGCGGACCGCGGCGAGCGTCTGCTCGTATACCTCGCCGAACTCGATGATCGCCTTCGACAGCTCGGCGGCTTCCGCGCTTCCCGCGTCCCGCTCCTCCTCCTGCACTGCGGCCGCGGCGGCGCGGCCGACTTCAGCGCCGCGCTCGAGCAACTCGTCCGCCACGCCACCGGGGACGCTTGCCGCGGCCACCTCGCCACGCAGCCCACCCTCGCCCGCCCGCCCGGCATCGACGACATCGCCGCCGAGCGCGGGCCGGGCCGCCGCCTCCTCCCCGGGCGCCGCAGGCGACGCCGCCCCCAACTCCAGGTACTGGGCGGGCTCGCTCTCGCCTTGGGCCACGCGCCAGAGCACCTCCGACCGGCCACGCGCCACCGGCCGCTCCCCACACCGCTCGACCCGCACCCGCCCCGCACGCTCCCGCTCGTGCGCCACCAAAACCTTAAACGCGCCCCGCCGCGTCGTCCCCACCACCCGCGCGACCTCACCAGCCGAAACACCCGACCCCGCCGCGACCTCCGCCAACACCCGACCCGTCAACCCACCAACCCCAACACCCACCGCCCCCACGGTCCGCCACTCCGCCACAGCCCGCGACCCGCCGTGATCCCGCACCAACCGACCCGACAACTCCACCCACCCCGCGCGACCCAACGCCACCAAATCCGCCTTCACCCGCGCCGCCGGCACCCCCAACTCCGCCGCCAACAACGCCCACGACGCCGCCCCCAACCCCAACCGCGCCACGATCGCGCCACGCCGAGCCTCCACCCGACCCGCAACCGCCACCTCGCTCCCACCAGCCACCTCGACCCGGCGCGAAGCGCCAACCCCCTCAACAACATCCAACGCGCCCTCCGACACCGCATCCACCGTCCCCTCCACCTCCGGCAAACCAGCCCGACGCCGAGCCCGCGCACACCCCGCCCCAGTCGAATGCACAACCGACCCAGAATCAGCCGCATCACGCCGCCGCCACGCCTCCCCCGCAACCACCCCAACCCCACACACCCCACACACCAACACCGCCACGACAGCCACCTCCACATCAACAAGCCGCCGCACCCGCACCTCACCCGAAAACCCAGCACGACGAACAAACCGCCCAGACGCAACCGCCTCCGCAGCAGCCGCATCCACACGATCCAAAGCCACACCCATACACCTACAACCCTACAAGCCACAAACGACAACCGCCCGACCACCCCCACCCCACCGCGCGCGCCCCAGCCACCCGACACAACTCCCCAGCCGCAACCACCCAGCTACAAGCAAGCGCGCTCTGGGGTCGTTGCGATCTCAACGACCGTTCGGGCGATTCATCTGCGGCGGCCGCGTGCATGCACGTATGGCATGTCTGCATGCTCCGTTGTTCATGGTTCGTGATGCACGATCGACGATCCATGGTTCATAGAGCGTGGACTGAGAAGTACTACGTAATGCCTCTTATGTTGTAGACTTATTAGGATCGTATGGGTGTAGCGAACGAGGAGCGCATCGTGGGCATGGAGCTAGAGCAGGCACAGCACGCAGAGGTGCCCGCGGTGGAGAGCGCCGAAGGCCTCGTGGGTGCGTACCTGCTGCGCTACAAGGGCGCCACGAGGGACGCCTACGCGTGCGACCTGCGCCACTGGGATGCGTTCCTGCATGCCTGCGACGTAGAGCTGCTCCATGCGCACCGTGCCCACGTGGACGCCTACGCACGTGCATGCGAGGAAAGCGGCCTGGCACCGAGCACCGTGGCGAGGCGCCTGTCCAGCATGGCCGGCCTCTACGCCTACGCCCTGGACGAGGGCCTCCTGGAGAGGAGCCCTGTGCGGGTGCGGCGCCCCAAGGTCAGTGACGAGTCGCCGCGCCTGGGCCTCGACAAGGGCGAGCTCGGCGCGCTACTCGAGCAGGCCGCGAAGTCCGGGCTCCGCGATCACGCCCTGGTGGAGCTGCTCGCCCTCAATGGCCTCCGGATCAGCGAGGCGCTCGGCGCGGATATCGAGGACCTCGGCACCGAGCGTGGGCACCGGACGCTGCAGCTGCGCCGCAAGGGCGGCAAGCGCGCGCTAGCGGCGCTGTCACCCCGCGCCGCGGCCGCCGTCGACGCGCTCGTCGGCGACCGCCAGGAAGGCCCCATCTTCACGACCCGCACCGGGAAGCGGCTCGACAGGCAAGCCGCGTGGAAGACCGTCCGGCGCCTCGCCGCCGCGGCCGGCATCACGAAGGCGGTCAGCCCCCACTCGTTCCGGCACGGCTTCGTCACCGCGGCGCTCGACGCCGGCGTGCCGCTACGCGACGTCCAAGACGCCGCTGGCCACGCCGACCCGCGCACCACGCGCCGCTACGACCGCGCACGCCACAACCTCGACAGGCACGCCACGTACGCCGTCGCGAGCTACCTCGCGCAGTAAATACCGCGCCCAGCGGCGGCGAAACGTAATGCTACGTGGGCTAGATCCCCCGGCCGGTCGCAGCGTCGGCATAGCCCTGAGTCGAGCGGCGCCACCGTTCCCAGCGAGGCCGACCGGGGCCACCAAGTAGATCACGCGGCCACGACAGGCTCACGGCCCACCGCGTCGATCGCCGCGCGCAACGCCGGCGTCGCCCGCGGCCGCCGCGACCCCACGTACTCCGGCAACGCCCGCTGCAACAACCCCAACGCATCATCGACCGAGCGCGCCGGCGCGTCCGCGTCCTGAGCGTCCAGGCAGTCGTAGAGCAGCTCGACCGCGCGCACCGCACGCCGCCACGACTGATACGTCGCGTCCTCCGTCAACGGCCCCATCACCACCGAGGGGTCCGAGATCGCCGGCACCGGCCCGCGCGGCCCCCTCACCGCGGCGGCCGGAATTTCCGCTGCGGGCCTCCTCGGAGTTATTTGGTTTGGGGTTGTCGGCATTCGTGGGTGGCGGTTCTGGTGGTTGTTGGAGGGTGGCGTTTTTGTTGTGGGTGTGTCTACTTGTTGGGTGCGAGGGGTTATTGCGGTGGTTGGCGGTTATTTGTTGGGCGGTATTTTGTTGTTGCGGTGGTTGGTGGGCATGGGTGATGCTGGTGTTGTTGGCGGTCGCGTGCTTCAGGCGCGATGTCGAATCCGTTTCGGTAGTAGGCGAGGCCTCCCGTTGGTAGCCCGGTGGGGGTGGGTACGTGAAGCCGAGGGCCGAGTGCTCCTGTTGGGGGTTAGAGGGTTGTTCTTGGGCTGCTTGTTTTGGGGGTTTGGGGGTCGCG